TATAGATCCTAAATGTCCACTTTGTGATTGGGAAGTATCAAATGTTGATCTTTCTAATTGCGTTTGCGGGGGATGCAACAATTATATAGCTACTCCTGGTGACACAGTACAAGAAATTATCGAACTAGTTACCTACGCTTATGAAATAAACAATGAAACTACTTACAAAACCTATGGTGCACGTCCTGCATTTACCGATATTTATTACATGTGCAAAGATGTTAACATGGAGTTTATGTTTCTTCATATTTATGGAGAAAAAGTTACAGAAGAAAGTATTGCAAAACAAATTACAGCAAGCGCTTTAAATGATGATTATGATAACCCTTGGAACGCTTATGCTGAATATACTCTTTGTTGCAATACTCATATAGATTCAATAGCTGAAAGTTGCCCTTGCAATCCGACAGTTACTGTTGACGACATGTATGATTTTGAACTTAAGTTTCCTCAATTATTTGTGTATGACGACAGCTCTAACTGTAGTGCTTGTCAAAATTATTTACAACCTACATGTACTCCATATAGGAATTTAATAATTGATTGGGCTAAAACTGGAGAAGATCCATCTAGTCCTTTTATTGAAACATGCAAAGACTTCGTTGCGTATGATTCTCTTTATGCGTACGATAACGATAGATATCTAGATTAAATTAAAAGATTGGAAAAAAATGTCAGATCAAAATGAAACAAAACAACATCGGTTTATACTCATCGGTGCTGGTGGAATTGGTACTTGGTTAGCTGCTGGTTTAGTGCGGCTACTAGAGTGGAAGTTCCCCGGCTCTGCATTGATTATAGTCGATGGTGACACCTATGAAGAAAAGAACAAAGAACGTCAAGACTTTACAAAAATTGGCAATAAAGCCAGTGTTAAAGCATATGAGCTTTCTGTTCAATTTAACAACACCACTATTATCCCTGTACCAAAGTGGATAGTAGGCGAAAACTATGAAGGCGTTGCAGATAGCGATTCTCCTAAAATTAAAGCTTCAGATTTAATTGCTGAAGGAGACGTTGTTTTTGCTGTAGTAGATAACTTTGCTGCTAGGAAAATTATTTTTGACGCAGCAACTTCTATAGCAAACATAGACATTTTTACTGGCGGAAACGATGATGATTTGTTTGGCAGCATTTATCATTATCAGCGTAGGAATGGAGAAGACGTTACTGAACATCCAGTTAACTTCCATCCTGAATACGAAAATCCACCAGATAAAAACCCAGGAGAATTATCCTGTCAAGAAAGATCAGAGATAGAAGGAGGAACGCAATTGCTTGCAACAAACATGGCAGTTGCTTCGTTCTTGCTCGGTCGTGTACAGAAAACGATAGTTAATTCAGAAAGCCCTACAGAAGCAGAGATATACTTTGACTTAGGTGTAGGTAAAGCTGAACCATATGATCGTTCACCTGTAAAAGTTAATGCCAATATATAAATAATCCCAACAAGGAGAATAACAATGCAAATTAATAGCAACAACAATGAAAACGCATCAGGGGGTGTAGCAAACGTCCGTTTTGGCGTTTACTCACAAGCTAGCCCTGTTGCTGGAAAGAGCATCAAAGAAATTCGTGAACAGTTTTCTAAACTGTGGGGAATTCCTTCTGACGCTACAGCTTACAAGGGTAAGGACAAGATGGACGAAGACTACGTTGTCCAGCAGAATGACAACCTTGAGTTCCACCGCCGTGCTGGTGAAAAAGGTAGTCTCTAAATTTAAAAGATCGTGGGGGGATTTTAAAGATAACAATGCTTTATTAAATCCTCTGGATGTCCCCCCACTTATACCCTTTATGAATGGAATATATGATACTCGAACAAATTAAATTAGGAACTCCACTATTGTGGATTAAAACAGAAGATATTGACAGGATTAATGACTTTGTAATTAATTCTAAAATTAGAGATTTTTATAGCATTATTCCAAATTTAGGTTTTTCCAAATTAGTAGATAAAACCTGGAAACCAGTATTAGTAGATTTTCCTAATCCAGACGATGGAAGCATTACTCAAGACACAACATACGATTTTGTTGTTGCTTACCAGCACTTGAAGAAGACCAACGAAAGTATGTCTTCAATTGCTTTTATTCATAGCTTTTATACTGATCCAAAAAGCTTTCTTGAAGCATACGGCCCAGTTATGTCTTCATTCAACCACTTTTATAGGAACTCTTTCTTTGCAGATGATGTAACCCTTCTGCCAATGCAGAATATATTTATTTCAAGTTTTGATTGCCCGGAAGAGTATGCTTCTATTTTTAGTATCAATAATTCTGAGCCTTTATCTATAGGAGAAATGCTTGAAATTTTGAACCACTTTGCTACCATAAGCGACAATTTGTTTGTAGAAGATGGTACCGCACAAGATATTGCTCGCAGTGCATTAGGTTTATCTGAGTCTGTTTTTATTAATCTTTGTTTACTTTCTATTATTAAAAACAAAGTAATATCTTCTAAGTATATTTATGACACTAAAATGTCTAAAATAAAACAGAGTGGAATTTTAGAAATCATTAAACCTAAAATGACATTTGATAATATCGGTGGATTAGATAATGCTAAAGATATTATCAAGAAGAATGTATGGTTGTGGAATAACCCAGAAGAAGCTAAGAAATTTGGTGTTCAGCCTATTAGAAGAATACTAATGGTTGGAGTTCCAGGTACTGGCAAGTCTGCTATTTGTGAAGCTACTGCTCATGAATTAGGTCTTGATTTGGCTAGAACTGGAGTCAGCCAAGTTATGAATTCTTTTGTTGGTCAATCAGAAGCCAACATGAGAGCTGTCTTTAACCAGATTAAAGTTATGGCTCCTTTGTGTGTTTGGATCGATGAGTTTGGTCGTGATATGTCAGGCGGTCAAAGTTCTTCCCATGTAGATGGTGGTACTACCGACAGAGTTCACGGTGAATTTCTAACTGGTCTTCAAGAACTTCCTGAAAATGTTTTTCTTATTTGTGCAGCAAACCAGATTGAAAATCTAAAACCAGAAATGCTTAGAGCAGAACGTTTTGACAAGATTATATTTGTTGGTTTACCTTCACAATCAGAGCGTAAAGAAATAATTAAAATACATCTTTCTAATATTCAAACTGATCACAATTGGGATCTTGACGCTCTTGCTGAATCTACTACTGGATTTACCGGTGCAGAAATAAAGTCTTTAATTAAAGAAACTAACTTCTATGTTGTTTCTTCTGAATTGCGAACTTTAAATACTAATGATATACTTATAAAAGCACCAAAGATGCGTAATATACTTTGGAATAAGAATAGAGATTCTATTATAGGATTGTACAAGTCCGCTATTGAACAATGGGACTTTGCTTCATCTTCTCAACTAGAAGATGCCTCTAAAGTTATTTCTGGTAATTACACTTCTAGAGGTACAGCTAAACCTACGCCTCAAAAATCTAGTTGGTAACAGGAGAAACAAATGTCTAATTTTGATGTAAAAGAATTTTTAAATGGAATTGATCAAGAAGGTTCAGATGAACTTAATCCAATTCCACCAAAGCAGTTTACCACTGAACTCTACAAAAAATGGTTTCGTTCAAAAACGAGCAGTGGCTTCTTAGCTATTAAGCCTTGGTTTGAAGGAATGAAATTTAAAATTGATATTGGTAAAACTGCTCCAGAAGGCAAGTTAATTAGTTCTACTAATGTTTATCTTGACGCTTTTGATTTTGCAGCTTATCTAAAGTCAATAGCAAACGGAACTGCAATTACCAATTATCCAGCCAATGAAAGAACTGGTATTCCTTCTCCTGAAGGATTCTCTTCTTACGGTGGTTCTGAGATTAATGGTAAGCCTGTTAGTAGAATCTTTAAGTCCCACTATTGGCAAAATGGTGATTCTTTTGATCCTAACGCTTTTGCTTGGAAGTGTGGCCATTTTGCAGCACGCAAGTCTGAAAGTGGAGCTTTCATACCAGATTTAAAATCACCTATATCTGTTGATTTTATTAAAGTTACAAGACAAGATATATGTTCTATATCATATCTTTTAGATTTATCTTTAGCAGCTTACGTAGCAAACAACTCAGATTGGTATGAACAATGACCGAATACGAAGAACTAGGCGATGCCTACTCTCTTGACGAAGACTTGCTTAACAAGCACATTCAAGACATTGATTACAAAGACCAAGTAGAACAGGTTTTGATGACTTTGGCTTCTACTTTAGAAGGTAGATTGCAAGAGTTTGAAAAGTACTTGGAAAATTTTGAAAAACAAATTGCTACTCTTGTAATTGGTTTTGGCGAACAAGCTGTTTTTATGGATGCATTGATAGCGCAAATGGCTTTTTCTTCTGAAGAATCTAAGAAGGCATTTCACGATACTATAAACAAGTCTCGCAAACAAATGCTAGAGATAATGAAAGAAGGAGCTAATGACCTCTTGGGCTCAAGTGATCCAGGAATTTCGTCAGCCATTGAGAGCTTGGCTAGCGAACAGCTATCTAACTTTACCGAATAATGGTATATCGATATTGTTTTTAAATGACAACAGTCATAAAATGATATCTAATAATTTGTATTATATTAATCAAATATACCCTTTAGTCCAAAAAGTTAGTCCAGATATATTTTCTTTGTTTTTTATTTCTGATGATTCTTTAATAAACCATTTAAAAAATGATGCTATTTCTTTTAGCCATTTTGAAAAACAATCTTTAAGTTAGGAACACATGTCTTCTCAAGTTATATTACCTTTAAGTAAATTTAATAAAAAACATATTGACACAATAGTAAATCATAATCAACTTGTAAAGATTAATCAATCTACTTTTGATTCTTTAAAGTTAAATGATTTTGATTCTCTTAAGTCAATATATTTATCGCCAAATATACAACAAAATAATATTACTGTAGGTTATTATTTCAGCGATGAACTACGTCAATATTTTCAACAAGTTATCACTGATAATACAACTACTAAAAATAACTTACCAGTTTTATCAACAGATTTAACTAGAACTTACATTTATCCTTTTTCTGCTGATGAATATAAAGCTCAACATCTTGCTGGATATTCTCCATATGAACAAGATTTTTTATTTAATATCTTTTTGAATAAAGATGATCTTCCTATATTTAATAGGATAATAGACTGTAATTCTTATCTGATAATCATGGCTATTCCTTTAACTGTTGAAGAACATAAAATATTTTCCTATCAGTGGAAATCTGTTTATTCTATTAATGCAATACTCCCTAATCTTGCGACTATTGAAAAAGTTTATAAGTCTTATATAAAAGAATTAGATTATTATTATGGACAAAATGAACAACTTTTAGAAGAAAACAACAATTTGAAACAACAACTTAACTTTTTAACTGAAGAGCTTATTAAGAGCAATAAAGTTACTTGGAATTAAAAATTACAACTATTTAAGGACTATTATATGGATAACAAAATTTCTCTTGATGATTCAACTCAATTTATTCAAAGAGACCGGGTTTTTAACATTTGCGATTACAAACAAGCAAATAAAAAGAATGGTTCTAATATAGATATCCCTTCTGGGTATTCTTATATTTATTATCATTCCCGTGAAAGCGAAGCTATTGATGTCTTTTATAATAATGAAAATTTGAATCAGGATTATTCTTATCAAATTTCTTCAATAAAAGAAGATAATTTTTCTACAATCATGAAAGATATCGTCCAGCATTACGAAAAGGCATCCCCTAATTCTTTAACTGCTGAGCAAAAGCAGCGGATTCCTTTTACTTTAAGCGTTTTGAATTTCTTGTATAATGAATACACTAATCAGTATGTTTACATTATAGACACTAATTTAATAGCTAGTTTTTCTAAAAAAGTTGCTGTTTATTCTGTTTGTAAGTCTTTTAGCAATCCTCAAAATAAGCAATATTCTGATACTTATCAATACGCTAACGACACCTACGCTAACAATTGTTCTAATAAAAATGTTGTTAAATTGAGCGTTACTGCTGTCGTTCCTTGCGTTTTTGCTAACCAAACACAATGTAATTTTTACGAAAAAAATCTTACAGTATTAAAAACTGAATTAATAATTGACAAAATAAACCAAACAGATTCTATATTGTACACTCTTCAAAAAGAGTACTTTTCAGATAGATCTTTAGTTTATACTATAAAATCAGAACACTCTACTGCTTTGGTGTTTACCCACGATTCTGTATCAACATCAGATTTTGAGCTGTACGATCAAGAAGCAATAATTGTATTTGATAATTTTATATCAGAAACTGCAAATGCTATTCTTGAATCTTCTCATCTTGCTAATGCTACCGAAACAAAAAATAGCTATTTGATGAGCTTAATTTAAGGAGCTTTATTAAAATGAACAATAAGATTTATCCAAAAATTCCAGTTAACTTTTATCCTGAAAAAGAAACTAACGAAGAAAACCCTGCTTATGTGAATTCTACTTTGTTGATTAAAAACAAAGAAGTTCATTTACTAAAAGTTCTTAGCTTTTACAGTAAATCTTCTGACCAACCTCTTGAATTTGAATATGCTAAGTACGCGCTTGCTGATTTCTTTGAAACTGTTCAACAATCTGAATCTATACAAAAGTCATTAAATAACAATGACCGGTCAGTTCTAAAGAAAATATTTCCAACAGCTACCAGATTTATTACAGAAGATGGTTCTGTTCTTATAGAGCGTCCTCCTTTTCGCCACACTATAGATTTTACACCTGTAAAAGCTTCTAAAGTTAACAGAAAATCATCTAAAAAGATTGAGCCTATTACTGTTTGGGTTCCTTGGACTGTTTATAAAATGAACATTAATAAACAAGGCCATTTTAATATAACAATTCATTTTAATGATTCTTCTATATCTTCATTAAATGATCATATCTTTCCTTCTCTTTTCCCAAATGTTTTTAGCGGTGGACTAATATGTTTTGGAAGTGAGTCTTCATACAATAGTGAGTTTGTTCAAAACGCTATTAAAGACGACACTTATTCTTACAAAGAATTATTTAATTATTTAATTTCCAATTATTACAATGGTGGCTGGAATACTGACATATTGCCAAGTAGTTCTGACATTCCTATGTTTATGATGTTTCAATCTTATGACCGCATTAAAGCCTTGAATGATCCTAAAGCTTTAGAAATATATTCTAACGCTATGGCAAAGTGTACCCCAGTCAAGCACAAAGATAGCTATATTGCAATGTATCTTAACGCTTTAAATATATGGTCTGTTTACTCATTAGAAGATCTTCTTTATTTATACAAGCATTGTGTTGATGCTCACTCTTTGCGACAAATGGTTTCTTTATCTTCTTTAGTCACTGTCGATATTAACCCACGTGCTTTCCGTTACAACTCAACCGACCTAGACGAGCATTTGCGCAAAATGATGGTAAAGCCCAACTACCATGCTTACAAACAAGGCGTTACAATTTTGCGTTATGACAGAGACCCAATAACTGGTGAACAGTATCCTTCTTGTGGCAATATACTTCAAGAAAATATGTATAAAATGTTAGATAATATAATCACGCATGAAGATTCTAAAAAATCATCTGCTACTTTTGAGGAAAAATTATGACAAACAGTGCTTTTGAAATTATGGCAACTTGCTTTTCTGGTAATAGTTATTTTGAATATAATCAAGAACAACGAAACCAAATTTTTAATACTTTTGTAGGAAACATGGGTCGTTCTAATTCTTTGGATTGCATTAGCTTTGCTCAGAATTCTATTTACGGACACGCTCAAACTGAAACATTATATTTTGAATCTAGCGAAAACAAAAAGATAATAAATAGTATTATTGGAGTTGAATCATACAACTCTAGTGGCCTTATCCCTCCTGGTTTAGTTTCTTTGGGAAAAAATATTGTAATCTTTGAGAATCCTCCAACTAGTAAATTGATTAGCCACCATCCAACTGACCGTGATTCTATAAGCGATGATGATGAACCTGACAGCTACTATATCCCTGTGCCTTGGCAAGTATATGTTTGTGTATTTAATAACGAATATAATTTATTAGATACTTATATGTTTTATACCCGCGATGCCATTTCTAAAACAGGTTTTGATCAACAAGTTTATGCTCCTGTTCTTCCTAACTTCTTTGGCAATGGTCAATTGTGTAGGCCTTTCTATCCTACCCTTGATGATGTCGATAGGTATTCAAAAGATATTTCTGGGGTAATAGCTTCGGCATATGACTCTATTTGGAATAGCGGTTGGAACTTAGATTTATACGAAACTTTAAACGAATACTTTATTCTATTTAAAGACACTCGTTTAATAAATACTGATACTGGAATTACAGATTCTTTTAAAAGAAATTTAAATCCTATTCTTAAAAATTCTTTAGAACTTTTTGAATCTGAACAACAGCAATCTGTTTATGTAGATATCCATCAACAAACAAAAACTTTATTTGCAACTCGAGCTAGAAATAACCTTTTGGATACTTATTGCTCTGTAGTTAAAGACCTTACGCTTAATCAAATTTGTTTAGCTCCTTTTCCATCTCCTTCTTTTGAAAGATATGCAGACAGTGATTCTTTAGACCGTGATGAGTTGCACGAAGAATACATGAATTCTTGCGATGAAGACGAGTATTCAGACCAAGGTTGGGAAGAGTATTATTACGAACACAGAAATGCTATGCGTTTTTCTAATAAGCCTTTTGAAGCAGTGCTCAATAAACTTTTGAGTAATCTTGATGGGATACTAGGTAGGCAACGAATAGACAATATGCAGACTATGGTTAAAGAAATTAACAATCAAGATATGCATCGTGTAGAAAATGTTCCTGTATCTCAAGTTTCTCAAGATCCTTTTTAAACTTGATTTTACTATCTTTTTATGATACTATATATACTTAGATAAAGTTATCAAAAGGTACTTAAAATGGCAAAGTTTAATAAAATTAATAAACACCCTTCTTTTTCAAGGTTAGACGTATCTAATATTTTAAATGTTTCTACTTTAACAATTGCTAACAGGGAAAAAAATAAAAAATACCCTCCATCTAAAAGAGATTTAAATAATTATAGAATTTACTCTTTGAATGATGTTTTCAATTTACAGCTGATAACATATAATCACATAGATCCAAAACCAATAATATCAATTCTTTACGATAAAGGATATAAAGATCCTAAGATTGTATCTGAAATGATAGACCAAGTCTTATCGAGAAGGAATTCTAATGCCTGACCAAAACAATCAATATGATGACAGCAACTATGCTGATCTAGTAGACCCAATAAATGAATACGTTCATACGGATTCAGTTACTGATTTAAAGTCAGGTATCTTTAATTTGTTTAATAATTTATTTCAAACCTTATCTGTTACTAACGGTCCAGTAAAAGCTTTAGAAATATCTTTGCGATACCTTCAAGATATAATAGATCATTTTCAAACCGTTTTAACGGAAAATGATAATAATAAATAATAACATACCAAACTAACAGGAGACAAATAAAATGATAGATCCAAGAAACGTAGTTTCAATCACAGCTGGTGTCGTAGCTGACCCAGAACTAATCAACGATAAAATAGCAAAGCTTCGCGTAGCAATAGATTATGCTGGCTCAGAAAAAGGTGCTAGCGCTAGCTCTGGCTATTTTGACATAGTTTACTACCTCAAAGATGGAGACAACTTTAGTTCAAAGAATGCTAAGTTTGTTCACACTCAAATAGTAGACAAGAAGATGAAGAAGGGTTCACAAATCCAGCTTATTGGCCGTTTGGTCCAAGAACGTTGGCAGCAAGAAGATGTCAATCGTTCACGCGTTGTCATCGTTGCAGAATCAGTATCTTATGTAGGTTCAGCTGCCCCTAAAACAGCAGAAAAATCAGATTCTTCTGCAGAATCAAAGTTCATCCCTGATTCGTTTTAACGAACTCTATAGTGTAAACTAAGCACTATTATGAACGTTGAAGATTATTCCGAACAAGAAATAACGGATTTAATCGCATCTGCTTTATCACTTGACGGGAGTAATAAACTATTCCCGTCAAGTGGAATGCATTTGGGGTTTGCTGAAAGTTCTTTGTTTGAACTTTTGGCTAACAAGCTAGAGAACAAGTTTGCTCACTCTGAGTTAAATTCTTTTTTGCAAGAGCTACGAGATGATTTGCTTTCTAACAAAGTTCCTTATGATATTAAGAATTTACATACTCAAGTAATTAATTGCAGAAAATGTAAAAACTTTACCCCTAATCCAGTTCTTCCTATGTGGAACAATCAAAATCCAGATATAGTATTTGTATTAGATTACCCTATCTACAACAAAGAAGTTGCCGAGTTCTTTTTAGATACTTTAAAGTCTTCTAATTTTTCTTCGGAAAAGATTTGCTTAACCTATGTTAATAGGTGTTCTTATCCTAAAAGAAAATTTGAGAGTCAAGAAATATTTAATTGCTCACCGTATTTACATACTGAAATTCAATTGCTAAATCCAAAAGCTATAGTTTGCCTTGGGTCAGTTGCTGCTTCAGCTGTATTTGGTTTAGAAGTTACAATTAAAGATTATAGATCAAAACCTAATTGGCTTGGTTCTTGGCCAATTTTTGTTACCTATTCACCACTGCATATATCAAAATCAAGCTCTCATTTAGAAGACAGCTTTGCATCTGATATGATGTATGTTCATGATTATATTTATAAATAGAAAAGGACATTATGTCTAACGAAAACTACATTCAACAAATTAATGAAAATGATCCTAACTTTGAAGCTTTTAAGCAGATTGTTTTAAAAGACGTTAGAAATGAATCTTCCGAAGAGGAAAAACAGTATCTATCAGAAAACTTAGACATTTGGTTATACTTTTTGCAAATCACAAAAAAAGATGTTGAATTTCAACTTGCTTCTCAAAAAGCAAAAGATAAGATTTCTTTTAAAGAAATTAAATTACACAATCCTGAAGAGTCTGTTATAATAGGACTCATGCAAAAACAAGATAAGTGGAGAATGGGTGCTTTAAGATTCCTCACTGCTATAGAAAAAAAGATGCTGTTTGTAAAAATGCAGCTCAAGAATATACAACTTTTTCAAAGTGGAGCTGAATAAAGCAAATGTTTGGGTGTACTTCTAAATCAATAACTGCTTTAAAAACTGAATGGAACGAAGAAAAATCTTATTCTTTTTTAAACTTTTTTATCACTTATCAAAACTGGTGCACTTACTCTACTAAAAAACTTTCTCATTCTGAAGTTCTTGTTCTATCTGACTTGTTTTGTTTGTCTCATGGTAAGGTAGCCCCAAAACAAGATTCTGAACTTTCTTTTTGGTCAGTTCATCCTATGAATATATTTAGATTTAAACTGTTAGATAACTTAGATTTTTCTGTTCTAAATTATCCAGACCCAGCTTATGACAAGCCCGGCTATATTGTAGAAGGCTGTTATTGGGTTAATGGTTTTATGTATCAAGTTTTAGAAGAAGACTCTAAAAACATCCTAGAATTAAATTTACTAATTGACAAACCGACTCAACAGATATATGATTACCCTAATACCTTTATTTTAATCAACGATTTAATCAACGAATATATTACACTGCCTTCGTAGCTCAGTTGGATAGAGCAACGGACTTCTAATCCGCAGGTCGTATGTTCGAATCATACCGAAGGCGCTATGAACATAGAAAACATAGAAAATCCAGAAGAAATTCCAGAAACACCAGAACAAACATTTACAGAACGCCTAGAAGAATCTCTAGACTTTGTAGTAAATATGATGAATTCTGGGCAGCTAAATCCCGAAGATGTTTACCCTCCCGGTAGATACTCTGGGGATTAATTGCTAGATTTTGTTTTAACAAGTTTGTCACAAGGGACCAGGTCTTTTTCGGGACTCCTTTCAACTGGTCTCTTGTGACATTTTTTTATAGAAAGATATTATGGAAAACTCAATAGATCATTTTATATTAATCTTTCTATCGTGCTATATTTTGCTGATAGACAAAACGCCAGTTGCTTACGCAATTGGTTTGCTCGCATTACGTAGCACTTACATATTGTATCAAGACAGAAAGAAGCAGAAGTGAAAGATAAAATTACAAAAGACAATACAATTACTTATACCTCAGTTGACGCTAGTTCTTTTATCACGCATGCTACCTATAGCGTCAAAGATTCCATTTTAATAGTTAACTTTAAATCTAATTCTGCTTGGGCTTATGACAAAGTCCCACAATTAGAGTTTGTAAAAATGGTTGCTGCTAAGTCTGTTGGTTCTTATTTTAATAAGAATATAAGAAACAAATACCATGGTGTCCAATTACTTGCTTCTACAGATGATGGTTTGGTTGTTAAGTCCGACGCGCACTCTGACTTATTGAAACTTAAAGAAATTAAAGCAACATGAGTAAAAAGAAAAATAAAAAGAATCGATATAACAACAATTACAACTACTACAGTGCCCCTAAAAAAAACACTAGCTTTTCTACTTCTACAGCTAAAGAAGTTAACGATCTTGCTTTAAATGTTTTTGGCTCATTACAAATTTCAGCTAAGGAGATATCATGAACGATGATGTTGATATTGACATTATAAAATTAATTGACAAAGAAATAGCAAAACTATCTTTAACAGATAAGTACTGTTACGCACTCGGCGCTGATTTGAACAAGCTAGAAGGTGAAATTCAATCTATCGAATTATATGAGATAGAAAAAAGTGAAGATGTTTATGGTCTTCTAGAAGGTGCTAAGCTAAGAACTTCTACTGAATTTTACGATGTTATTATTGTCATCACTTCTGGTTGGGCTGCTCCAATAGAAGACGATTCTCTTAGCGAAGACAATGTGCCTCCAAGCAAGCATCCTGGTAGAAGACGAGTTGAGCTTCATATAGCTTTAGACAAAAATTCTTCTATGGCTTGTTCTATCCTTTTTATGGAAGAAGGCAAAGTGGTTAACACTGAGTACGATACTACCGGCACCGGACCTTTAGCCGATGCGGTTAGAAGTATTCACCCCAATAATTTAAAATCTGATAAAACTTTACTTACCAAAGGGACTGATAAAATTGTTGACTTTAAAGACCCTTTTTAAAAAAAAGAATAAAGTTATAAAAGATGAAAAAAAGCCTGACGTATACTTTGTTCAATACGCTAGATATGGAGCTCCTAACGTCCAGTGGGGACCCTTTTACGACCTTCAGGACGCTATAGCATGGTGCTCGTATAACCTAGTAGTTCACGGTATTAACGCAGATATTCTTTTTGCTAAACATCCTGAATCCGACCCAAAGTATTGGTTTATTTAATATTCTAAAACTTACCTTTTCTAGCTCTAATCTGTTATAATATTTCTTGGTTCTAAGGAGAAATGTTATGACAACCATAGTTGCAATACAAGGTGACAGTTTTGCTGTAGTAGCAGTTGATTCTAGAATTTCAGCCATGGAATCAGACGGCTTTGCTACGATATCTACTTTAGGGGAAAACAGCGGTAAAGTAGCTGTAAATGGTAAATACCTTTTAGGTGCAGCTGGGGATGTAAGAGCTATAAATATTTTACATCATGCTTTTATTCCTCCTACTCCTCCTTCTGGATTAAAGGGTAAAAAGTTAGACCAATTTTTTACTGTTAAATTTATTCCTGCTTTGCGCGATTGCTTTGAAAAGCAAGGATATGCTTCTCCTGACAATAATGAAGACAAGCAGCACATTGCAGAACAGGCTTCTACTATTTTAGCTGTTGTATCTGGCACTGTTTACGTAGTCGATTCAGACTATGCTTGGTCTTCTGATAGCAACGGAATATATGCTTTGGGTTCCGGCAGTGCTTATGCCCTTGGTGCACTTACTGCCTTAACTGCAGGGAAGAAAATACAAACAGTTTCACAAGCTAAGTCTTTGGCTTTGAAAGCTTTGGCTGTGTCTGCTAAATTTGATCCTTACACTGGCCCTCCATTTAGGACTCATGTTCAAGATTTTTCTAAGTAATCTTTATTTAGACTAAAAAAAATTTTAAAGCTATCAGATAATTTTTATTAACCACAAAATTTGGAGAACAATGCGCGCTAAACAAAAGACTACTTATTCTATGAAAAATCCTACGCCTCAATTGTCTGGAGACGTAAACAAATGGTTTAAAGAAGAATATCAACACCTTGCAGACACTCTTTGTGGTGGAGACAAGTTTGCTGTTACCAAAATAGCTAAAGAAGAACAGCTTTATTTATCAGAATACTTAAGAGCTATCTATGTTTTACAGACAACTAATAGCTTTGCTGAGTTGTCTAAGTACTCTATAAGTTACAATGTATATAAAGATATTTTGGTAAATTATAAACAAGTTGATTTATCTTCTTCTACAGAAGAAGATATTGTTTTAAATTTAAAGCCAAAGTTTAAATCTAAGCGCCAAGATAAATACGAAGAAGTTATCCAATGGTGCAAAGACAACGCAGGTAAGAAAGTTAAAGTAAAAGATGTATCCGATTTAGTAGAATGGTCTTATCCTACTGCTAACACTTTTGTCCAATCACGCCCAGATCTTTTCTCAAAGTTTTCTCATGGGGTTTATTTGTTAAAGAACCCAGATGAAGAAAGAATGAAAGAAAAAAAAAGCTTAAAGAATTAGGAGATTAAAAATGATTTTTGAAAACGAACAAACAACAATTTTTTCTGTTTTGATAGAAAACAATGACCAATATTACGATGTAGCAGACTTAGAAGAAAATCCATATATTTATAAGATTTTAAGATCTTACGACAATGGATTAACTTGGAGCCATTTAGCTACAATGAAAGCTTCTGATTTAGAAGAAGCTCATGATACTGTCGATTTGCTCAACGCTGGAGCACGAAAAAATAATTCTTTTAAAGATAACACTCCAACAAACATTTTTGGCAATGAGGTTAAACAATCAGACAAAAAATATCCCCATAACCATAGAACAAGTAATGGTTATGATGTTTTTATAGAAGCAGCACAGAAGTTTAAGAACGATTCTAATTATTATATTAAATATAAGAATGAAATAGATTCTGTTATAAACCAATCTATAGACCCTGAAGACGACGACATAAGATGAACCCAGATAAGTTTTTTTTATATAGTATTTTTGGTTTAATATCTGTTTCTTTTATTTTAGGAGTTTTGAGTTTATTGTGATAGTTTTAATTGTAGGATTGCCGGGCGCAGGTAAAACATCACTAGCACAAGAGCTAGTTAGTCGCACTGGAGCTATTCATTTAAACGCAGATGCTGTACGCGCAGATCTTAACAGTGATCTTGGATTCACAACTACAGACCGTTTGGAGCAAGCCCGCAGAATGGGTTCAATGGCTAGACTTTTATCTGCTCAAGGTTTTTTAGTTATAGTTGATTTTGTTTGTCCGACAAAAGAAACTCGTAAAATGTTTGGTAAAGCTGACTTTACTTTTTGGGTGAGTAGGATTGAAGAAGGTCGTTACGAAAATACAAATCGTATGTGGGAAGATCTTTCTGAAGATGAATACGATTTAAAGATTAATAAAGGTCTTACTGTCAAGCAAGAGGGCGATGCCTGCTTTGGCAAGATGAAAATACCTTGTTGGAAGACACCAACAACGCTCATGCTTGGCCGTTATCAACCATGGCATTCTGGCCACAAAGCTTTATACGAAGAAGCAAAAAAGCGTGGCAATCCTGTTGTTATTGGAGTACGAGATACTGGCGGGATGTCTAATAAAGATCCATTTGAGTACGCTACAGTAAAAGAACTAATATTAAAAGATGTGCCAGATGCTTTTGTCACAATGATGCCAAACATAACCAAGATTATTTACGGAAGAGATGTTGGATATAGTATCGAAGAAATTGATTTACCTGACCACATAAAAGCTATATCTGCAACCCAGAAACGAAAAGAGCTAGAAGATGAACAACGTAATGCCTGATTGGGGCCAAGATGATTTATTGCCATCTGATAAAAAAGAAGCTACTAAAGAAAACACTGAAAAAATATTTCCAATAACATTTTCTGATTCTACTTCTTTTATTGATTTTAAACAAAACATGGAAAATTTAATTTCCTTTTTTACTAAACATAGCCCACCAAAACTAGGTGGTTTTGATTTAGATGATGCTTATTCTCAAAAAGGCGAGATCCCATTTCCTAAACAAAAAGACCTTCCTTACGATGAAGTTGTTGGCTTGTGCGGTGAATACGGTATAAACCCTCTTAACGTTACTTCTATCAAAGTTGCTGACCATGACACTGACAAATGTTTAAAAGTTATAACAATTGAGAAACTTGTTTTTTAATTATGTTTACAAAAAAAGTAAAGATAAAATTTGTTTCTTCTAAAAACAAAAAAATATGTACTATTAAAATAACAAAAAAAGAATTTGACAACTACGAAAAAATAGCTTATTATTCAGGTCAAACTTTAGAGCAATTTGTTAATAAAGCTATTATTGATTATTTAAACAAACTAAAAAAGGAAGTTAAAAATGGATAACGAAGAAGTTTTTGCAAAATTTAAGACAAGCTTAGCTAAGATTGAACCTAAGTTTGATGTTGAAACAATTACTTTAAGCTCATCTCTTAAAGATGATTTAGGTCTTGATTCTTTAGACGTTATAGAATTGCTTATGATTCTTGAAGAAGACTTTCAGTTAGAAATTAATATAGAAGATATAATTGATATTGAAACCGTTAAAGACGCTTGCAATATCCTACAAGATTTGTCGTAGTACTTGATATGGCTAAAAAATGTTCTCTTGTTGGTTCTAAAGTACAGCTAATAAGTACAGATGATCCTTATACTAAACTAAAGTCTGGCGATATCGGCGTCATAACTCATATTGATGACAATGGTACTGTTTTTGCAGATTGGGAAAACGGTTCTTCTTTAGGCCTTATTCCTAACATTGATAATTTTAAAATACTATCAGGGATGTGATATGGGTGATAACCACGAAACTCGCAAAGCAATACTAGCTTCTTTATTTAATAAGATTACTTTTGATGAATGGCTAGAAATAGGTATGAATCAGAACTGGTGCGGTCCAGCAGTATGCTACACCCATGATAGTTTTCCTATGAACGAAGAAGAAGATAATGAATTTGCTGATGGCAGCGATCCATGCATGCATATGATAAGATTGTACGAAGATAACGAGCACAAAGAATTAATAGAAGAAGCTCATTCTCCTTCTCAATGGAGAAAGCCATACAAGCAATAGTTAGGAAAAACAATGCCCTATATACACAAGTTAGACAGAGAACAAATAGTTAACGGAAGAGACATTGAAACTGCTGGTGAGTTAAACTTTGTTATCTCTACCCTTATCAACCAGTACCTTGTCAATAAAGGTAAAAACTATAGCAATATCAATGAAGCCATTGGTGTTCTTGAATGCGCTAAACTCGAGCTCTATCGTAGGGTAGCCTTACCATACGAAGATATTAAAATTGAAGCTAATGGTGATGTCTACACTATATAATACTCCTCAAGCACTTACTTGCGTGGATTGCAAGACTAAATCTGTACAAGTATCTAAAAACAAGAAGTTTAAAGTAAATCTTTGCGTCCCTTGTTTTATAGATAGAATGCTTCAAGAAAGTACTTCATAATTTTTTTTTTAAACATACGATATTAGATTACCGTTTTTTAGCTTGCAGTGCTGATTATTTGCATGGTATGATATAGGGTGACGCTATAGAGAGGGCACCGCCGTGATTACTTTTAATGACCTTGAATTGATCCATGAGGAAATATACCCACATATTGTTGTGTATAAAAACTTAATAAGAGATGTTGGTGCAATCAGCGATAGCCTAAAATTTTCTTCTCTTGTTACAGGGGAAGAAAAGCCTGGCATTTTGCCAATTTGGGGTAGATGGTTTGGTTTTGGAACATATGTTTCGGTGAGCGGCGATGCTTTGTCTCAAGATAGGCAAGCAGCAGATTTAGACGATGGTAATAGCTTGTATGAAAGAGAAAGAAGAGCTATTCATGCAGCCTACAACGCTAGACTAGCTGCCATTTGCCATTATATGGGCAAGTACAATATGGGTGGCGGAAAATATCCAGAAGATGTTAAGACTTATATTCAGCCTTCTATTAACTTTGCTAAATACGATCCAGATATTAAAGGTCTTGGAGCTATGGGCGAAGAAGAGCCGGAACTGACCATGCAATACCACACTGATTTTCATTTAGATAAAATACTTAGACCATGTGAGAACTTTATGCTTACTTGTAATATCTATTGGAATGACGACTATGACGGTGGAGAAGTAACATTTTTGGTTCATGGTAAAGTTGTTGACTATAAACCTGTTGCAGGGGATGTGGTAGTTTTCCCTTCCGGTTCGTATCTTTTTCCTGGCGATGAGCCATACTTCCATGGTGTTCGTACTGTAAAGAACGGTAATAAATTTATTTCTAGAAACTATTTAATGTATTCTCAGCCAGCTAGCCAAAATTGGATTGACGGAGTAGCAAAATATGGAGAAGAAGAATGGTTGAAAATGGAGAAAGAACGTCAAGCAAAAGATAAGATTGCTCCTAACGTTGTTGTGTTAGACTACCATAACCCACCGCCAGGTAAGGATTTCGATTTATTATATAACCCTGTAGTAAAAGAATACTATTGGAAAAAGGACAAAAAATAATATGTACAAAGGAAATAGCCAACAAGAGAAGTTTGTAGTAGACCTCCTAAAAGGAAAAAGAAATGGGTACTACGTAGAGTTAGGTGGCTTTAATTCTACTATGGGGAGCAACACGTATCATCTTGAAAATGACTATGATTGGAACGGTGTTTCTTTTGAAATAGTAGATGAACGTAGAGAAGAGTTTCTTTCTAACAGAAAAAATCCCTGTTTTGGAGATGCGCTAAAGTTTGATTATATCTCATATTTTGAAGCCAACCATTTCCCAAAACAAATAGATTATTTACAGGTTGATATAGACGCAGGCTATGACCTATCTTTGAGACCCCTAGGCAATGCCTATACAACCCTACATGGCCTGATAACCGTGCCACTGACCCAGTACAGATTTTCTGTTATAACTTTTGAGCATGACGCTAATATGTACTTTAGGAATCGTGGTATGCGTGAAGCCCAAAGAGAGATTCTTGATTCATTAGGTTATACTTTAGTTGTGAGAGATATCCACGAAGATTGGTGGGTCGATCCTCTAGAAGTTAGCCCTGAAGAATATAGGAAATATTTAAGATGGCAAACCCTAACTTAGGATTTTATTTATGAGCGCATTGTACCCAACTATAATAGTAGAAAAGTTTTTTTCTGATGAAGAATGCAATCTTTTGTTAGACAATATAAAAAATTCAGGTAAAGAATTTGACGTTATAGACTACGGTGGTGGAGACAAAGGCAAAAGTTACTTTAATGTTTCAGATCTTCCTATGAAAAGTTATTACGACGCTTTAAACAAGTTCATAGAAAAAAATTACAATTGCTCTATCGTTTCATCACGCGGGAAAAGCGTTGCAAGATACACTAAAGATCAAAACATTAATTTGCATCAGGATTGGGATCCTAAGTCCCCGGATGTAGTTGAGCACAGCAAGCCCCAGGTGCATATATCTAGTATTACCTATCTTAACGAAGATTTTATTGGTGGAGAAATTGTAATTGCAGAAACTAGTAAAAATATAGATAAGTCGAGTGATGAACAAAGACAATTGGTGTTGGAGCAGATTGCAAATAACTCTACCCTAATGACTGTTACGCCAAAAACTGGTTTAACTATTTTTTTTGATGCGCTGTGCTGGCATATAACTAATCCGATAAGTTCAGGCATAAAATACTGCTATACTGATTTTTACTCAATAGAGAAAGTAGAAAGCTAATGATAGTTAAGCACTTGGGTGGGGGCATTGTCCTCATAGAAGATCTTCTAAGTAAAGAAGAGCTAGATTCCATTAATCTTGATTTAGTTGTAGAGAAGTGCCCAGTCCAAGGATTCAAGGCTGTTGGGGAAAAACTATTCCTAGAAGGGGGTTACGAAATAAAAGACCAACAAGAAGATATACCCAGCTTTGCTAGTAGGTATTCGGAAAATATTGAATCACTTCCCTTTTACCCAACTGTAGATGAAGCTATGTATCGTGGGGTTGTTGAGTATTGTAAAATTTTTCCTGTCGCTGTTGAATCTATAACTAATTGCGTTGGTCGTCATTTTATCAAATATGTTTCTGGTAACTTTATGGGCCCACATTCTGATTCCTCATTGTCTTACAAGCAAGGGACCGTTGAACCAACCTCCGCTATTGCTCTAGGTAACACTATCACTGTATCAATTATATTAAACGACCAGTTTGAAGGTGGTTCTATATTATTTAATACATGGGGACTCAAAGTAGAGCCAAAACCTGGTTCAGCCTTATACTATCCCTCTAATTATATTGGGTCTCATGAGGTCAAAGAAGTTACCTCTGGAGTTCGTTGGGCTTATCTTGCTTTTTATGCCCACGGTGATAGAACTTTTACTTCTAACGCATCTTTAGAAAAATACCCAGAAAGATACCAATGGACAATGAAGTTGAGAGAAGACATAAAAAAAGCCTGCGAAGAAGACGGCTTAATTGGCGAAGATGTTGATATACTTAACTTAAATCGTCTTCAAAGAAAAGTATAAAATGATTGACAATGGACCAAAAAAAGTTACGGATTGGGCAACTGATTTTGATCATGGCTCCCAAGAATGGGCAGATGACCCATATGCTATTATAAACGAATTAAAAAACGCTGGTTGCCCAATAGCACACACAGAGCGTTACGGGGGGATGTGGGTTCCTACAACTTATGACATGATTAAGCAAATATTCCTTGATACAAAGAATTTTAGTAGCGAGGGCACTATTATCCGAGAAGAAAGGCCGTACCAGCAGGCTATTTTTTTAAAAGAAACTGCATCTCCTATAGGCATTATGCCTCCAATAACTTCTGACCCGCCATTCCATAAAATAGCTAGGAATTTGTTATCTCCTATTTTTTCTCCAGATGTAATTGCATTGTGGCATGATGAAATAGGGACGACGTGTAATAGGCTTATAAGATCAATGGAAAATCAAAAAAGCTCTGAGCTTATGCACTCTTACTGTAATAGAATCCCATCTATAATAATAGCAAAAATGCTAGGTGTCCCAGAACAGGATATTGATAAATTTGATGATTGGGTAACTTTTTTTATGCACGATATAAATGAGCCACCAAGTAGAGATCGTTTTATAAAATACTTAAAATATAAAAAATACATGGAGAATCATGTTGATGATCACATAAAAAATCCAAAAAAAGATATTATTAGTTATTTATTGAGCTGCAATATTGAAGATAAAACATTATCAATACCTTACTTAATTGGGATAATTACTTTAATACTAGTGGCAGGGGTGCATACCGTGTCTAGCGTTATGGGTTCATCATTATGGCACCTTGCAACCAACCCAGTAGACCGTCGTCGTTTGGTAGAAAACCCAGACATGATTCCTACAGCTGTTGAAGAGTTCCTTCGTGCATATGCGCCTGTGACTATAGCCCGCCTTTTGAAAGAAGACATAGAATTCCATGGCGTACAGATGAAGAAAGAAGATTGGGTACTTCTCTCTCTTCCCGCAGCTAACCGTGACGAAAAGCAATTTGCAAACGCGCATGAGGTTATAATTGACCGTGAAGACAATCGCCATGCTGCCTTTGGCCTTGGGGTCCACAGCTGCCTTGGATCAAGTCTTGCTCGTCTAGAGCTTAAGGTTGCAATATCAACTTTTCTTGAAAATTTTCCAAATTTTTGGGTTGATCCGCATACTGAAGTTAAGTGGAGTACAGGGCAAGTTAGGGGTCCGTTAAATTTATCACTTATATTTGGAGACGATAAAAAGCCCGGTAATTAGAGGTTGCTAAATAATTCTTTATATGGTAATCTTAACAAAAGAATGTGAGGATATAAATGAATTTTCCTACCTTAATAGCAGACAAATTAATCTCCAACGAAGACTGCAACTTTTTATTAGATGGGATTTCTGAATGTAAGTTTCAGCAGTACAACAACGCTGAGTCCTATAGGCCAGAAGATGATGACGATATGTTTAATGGTAATGTATCTAAATACAATAAATTTAAAGATATTATTTTAGGACTATCATCTTTTGTTGAAAAACATTACGCCGTGCGCGTTCTTAATATTTATGGTAATGTTTTTATGAAATATGAAAATACCCAAAACATAAGATTACATAAAGATTATGATATGGACGATCCGTATCAAGCTGCTAAAGAACCATTTAATATTAGCAGTGTTTTTTATCTTAACGATGATTACCAAGGTGGAAAACTTATCTTTCCAAATGAATCTGACAAACCTATTACCGAAAGAGAAAATAGACTTGAGTTTATCCCAAAACAAGGTTCTGTAATATTTTTTGACTCAATCTCGATACATTATACTGACCTGGTAACTTACGGTACTAAGTATGTTCTCACTAACTTTTATGACGTGTTAGAAAATAACTAGAAAGAAGTCAACAAATGAAAAATTTTTGGAATGAAGAAGTAATGGATATTCCAATATGTCAAGATTTATGCGAAAACTGGGAAGAGATCAGGGATGAAGCCTTACTTTACTTAGGAAAGCCGCATCCTTATTCTAGAGATAAATCACCAATACTTAAATACCCGACCTATACCAAACCAAGTATTGATAACCCAGAGGTCAAACAGAGAATATATGATGGGGACTGGGGAATAGCACCTTTGGGTATAAAAACCCCAAAAGAAGATAAGAACGACAAAAATTTTGGACATAACCGTTTATTCGGTACGAGCGAAAAATTCTTAGAAAAATACACTAAATGGAACACAGGAAAGACCGTTGATGAAAACTTAGAATTTCAATCAACTCAATTTCCCTTTTTCCATAACATATTACAAAAACATGACGCAGGGTGTTTAATGAGCGCTGCTCTCAGTTTACTTACCCCAGGTTCGGTAATCAACCCACATACTGGAGGAGAAGGTTTTATCAGATGCCATTTATGCTTAGTTAACGATCAAGGTTGTTCAATGACAGTTAACGGCGAAACACAAAAATGGGAAAATGGTAAAATAACAGCTTTTGAAGACAGATTAACGCATTCTGTAATTCACGCAGGAACTCAAAATAGATTAGTTTTATTATTTGATATTAGCCTTGAGTATGCAAAAAGATATATTAAAGATGAAGATTTTCAAGGGCTAGGTAATTAATATGGAACAAGCTTTTTGGGATGAAGAAGTAATGGCGATACCAGTTTGTCAAGAAATAGTTAAAAACTGGGAAAAAATTAAAGAAGAAGCTTTATCTTTTATTAACACAAAAAATCCAAATACAAAAAATAAAAAATCCACAACTTTGCTTACTTCAAAATTTATGAAAATACCTAAAATAAAAAACGATAAAATAACAGAAGAATTCGTAACGGTTTCTGACAAAGGTTCTTGGGAAGTAGTATATGTTGGAAAAAATAAAATTAGATCAAACTCAGGTGAATTTAGTAAATTAAATGATTTTTATCAAAGAATTACATTAAAAAATACTGGAAAAACTATAGAAGAGAATGCAGAATACGCAATCAAGTTTTTTAAGACTTATAATGAAATAGTTGAATTTTTTGCTCCAGGCGAATGCTCGGCATCTACCTTAAGTATAGTCTCCCCTGGCACTTCTATATCCCCTCATTTTGGGGCACCGGGGTTTCTTAGGTGCCACCTATGCCTTGTGAATGATAGTGGTTGCACTATAACAATTGGCGAAGAACAAAGACAATGGCACGAGGGTAAATTGCTAGCTTTTAAAGATGGTGGCCCATACGCTCACTCAGTAAATCACACTGGCACCAGAGATAGAATTGTGTTAATATTTGATATTAGCCTTGATTACGCAAGAAAATATATTAAAAACACGGATTTCTAAAGATTGGAAAAAAATGCAGCCTGTACATGTAGTAGGTTATGGGATAATTGATGGGTTGGGCAATAACCCTAGTGATTGTTTTTTAAATTCCCTAAATGATAAAGATTTTACTGTTGATCTTGATTTTATGATTCAACAAAAGCTTCAAATCACCAGAGGAATACGTGTCGATGATTCTGGTATATCGCTTCCTAAATCATTAGATGAAAAATCATTAAGACACATGACAAGAACACAGAAAATTGCCATACATGCGGTTGAACAAGCAATGAATATGTCCGGGTTGCCTATGTCCTCTAACGTTGCCGTTATTTATTCTAGCGTGTCTAACGACAGCGAATCTATAGAATATATGTCTGACAAATTCCTAAATAACAAAAGAGCACATCCGCTCATTGTTCTTAATAGAATACCAGACATAATAGCTTCTCACATATGTGGCCATTACGGATTTATGGGCACTTCTTTTGCCCTCATGGCATCGTGCGCAACTGGTTTGCTTTCGATAGACTATGCAATGAGATTATGTGACGAATATGATTATGTTATAGTTGGTGGCAGCGACGCCCCTGTGCATGGCATGGCGATGAAGTACTTCAGTGCCCTCGGTGCCTTAGGTAACCGCAATGCTCCATTCGACGATAGTAGAGAAGGGTTTATTATGGCCGATGGTGCTGGAGTATTGATACTGCAAAGCTCAGAAAAAGTTAAAGAATTTGGTTCAAGAGATTACGCAAAATTATACCCAGTAGGGTCAGCTTCTGATGCCCTTAGCTTAACATCGCCTGCCGAAGATGGCAGAGGGTCAAAAATTGCCATGAAAAAAGCACTGCGATACGTAGAAAATATAGATGTCATTTCTGCTCATGCAACCTCTACAGTAGTAGGCGATCCTATAGAATATTCAGTAGTTTCAGAAATGCTACCAAACACACCGATATATGCTCCAAAAAGTAAAACTGGTCATACTCTAGCTGCTTCCGGTATTATAGAAACTATTTACGCAATAGAATCTTCAAAAAACGGAATAATACCGCACTGCCAAAATCTTAAAAATTGTTCATTTGATACTAACAAGACCCTAACAAGAGAGCCTATTACTATTAATAAAGAAGTAATAAGAACTTTAAACAATTCTTTTGGATTCGGCGGGAAGTCAGCCAGCCAAGTGATAGAGGTAACAAAAAATGATTGAATCTGAAAAACAACTAATAAACGAGTTAAACCCAGCTATAGAATTTTTGCTAGACAGGCATATCTCTGCTACAAAAAAATGGAACCCGCATGAATACATACCATGGGAAAGAGGTTCACGCTTAACCAACGAAGGTTTTCTTTACGGGGAAGATTCAATATCAAATAATCTAAGATCAGCTTTTATAGTTACTTTGTTAACTGAAGATAGTCTACCCTGGTACGCTAGAACACTTTCGGAGGTGTTTGGAAGAGAATCTGTTGTAGGGGAATGGATTCATAGATGGACAGCAGAAGAAGCAAGGCACTCATACGTTCTTCGTTCTTATATAACTTTGTCTGGGATAATGGACCCAGTAAAATTAGAGCAAGATAGAATTGCATTTGTTAGTACAGGCAGGGTCCCAGAACTAGGTAGAGATAAAATTACTAATGACTACTTAGACGGTTATGGTGTTTGTCAATCATTTGCTTACACCACTATACAGGAATTAAGTGCTAGGTCTTCCTATTTTAACATGGCTCAACAGCTTGATGATAAAGCTGGGTATGAGATTTTGAAACGTATTCTAACCGATGAAAATCACCACTTTATTTTTTACAGAGACGCAGTAAAAGAAATATTAAAAATTGATCCATCATCCATGATGACAAGTTTATCAAAAGTAATAATGCAGTTTGAAATGCCGGGAGTTGGTGCCCCAGGATACGCGCAGCACGCGAGAAATATTTCCGATGGTGGTATCTACAGTATAAGGTCGTACTACGAAGATGTGCTAATGCCAATATTGAAGTACTGGAATATTTTTAATATCACCGGACTAAACAGTGCGGCTGAACAATCTAGGGATGACCTTATTAAATTTCTTAGTAGATTAAAAAAGATAATTCAAAGAAAATATGGAATAATATATAATGACTTTTAAAAAACAATGGCAAGATGAAGGTTACTTTATAGTAGAGAACCTTATACCAGAAGAGTCAATAGAAGCTTACTCTAAGCTGTGGATAGAAAATCACGGAGAAATTGTAGATGGAAAACTATCTTTAGTTAACCCTAATGGCTGGGAAGGGTATCATACCTATCTAGAGCATGTTTCTATACTGGAGATTTTTTGTGGATCCGATATTCCAACAATTATCGAAGAAGCTATTGGGTCTCCGGCTGGTCTTCATCTTAATTTTACGGGATGGATTTCTACTAGAAAGACATGGCATCAAGATATAACTTACGGTGACAAAGACCATGCCGATAACCACATAGGGGTTTGGGTAGCCTTAGAAGATATCGATTATAGATCTGGTCCATTCCAGCTTATACCAAAATCTCACAAATGGGATATTGATTTTAAAGAAATTTATCCAAATCATTTAAGCGAAAAAGCATCCGAGTACTTTGCAGAAAAGCTGCTAGAAGAATCTCCACCAGGCGTCACGTTTACCGCAAAGAAGGGTGACGTTATCTTCTGGCATGGTCACACTGTGCATAGAGGCGATATGCCAATAGATGAGTCCATTACTCGCAAGAGTATCATAGGGCACTTTGCTTCTCTAAATGTTGGTATGTTGGCGCAACAAAAAAGCTTGCCGTATAAAAATGGACATTACTTTAATCTTTAAATTCTTTTAGCTAAAAAAGGGTTACTATATCCTTATGTCATCTAATAGACCAGTAATAGATATACGCCAAAGTTTTAGCTCTATTTACGATGCATTCTATTTTTCTAACGACCCAGAAAAGATGTTAAGGCCAAAAAGGATCCCGGGCAGCAAACATGGACCTTATCAAATTGAGTTAAGCGACTTTGGTGCTCAAGCTGGCTCAGTTTCTGGCATGGACTTGTCTCAAGCCCAAAGGATAGCCTTAGAACTAACTGGCGGTCAAGACAGGCAGCTTACAACTAGAACTGTGAATAGCTTTCTTACAGAGGCTATGTCTGGCATTGAAAGAGAAACTCAAGGCGGTGCACTATCGGCAATGGTTGGTTTTCGGACGCGCCAAGGGGCATATAAGCGCCATTGATTACAGCAAAAAGACTCGTCCTCTTTCTCTCGTTTTTGGTAATCCTGGTGATGATCCTGGTGGGAACGCTGGTGGTCACTGGCAATCTGGTAACTTTAAAGTTTGGATAAAAAACCAAAGAGATGCTGCCTACTCAAGGTCTGATCTAGCACGAACTTTAAGACACGAAACAGGACACGTTGTTTCTGACGCTATCGAGCAAAGCGTAAGAACGCTAGAGTCTGAGATAGGTAGAGGAAAAGCTGGCCCAGATTTTACTTTTTTTGATTCTTCTGGAAAAAAGATTGCACCACCGATTGAAGACGAGACATTAAGATATTTTTGGATGAGACAACAAGTATTGTCAACCTATAGAAGAGAAGCAACAATGCCAACGCATATAAGCGAAATGATGCTAAGGGCAATGGAGCAAAATGCTCGGCCTGAGCGACCCGGGAGCTCGACATCTAGCGCAACGATTGCCGAATCAACACAGTAATCTTAGAACTCTAACAGATAATTTATTAGATTTTAAATATTTTGGAGATATAAAAACTTTAAACACTAACCAACAAGCTAACGTGCAAAATGTTTTTAGAGTTTTAAGCGAAACAGGCGAAGGAAGCAAAGTCGAAGCATTATTGGCGTCTGTAAGGGAAGAGGCTTTTGCAGACGACTTTGCCGTTATAACCGCTCCTAAAATGGATTTACCATTAGTAGCTAATCAAGCTGGTATGCACCTATCTGGAGAAGTAATAGACGGCCCTAATGGCCCACTGTGGAACCCAACTGGAGTAGGAAAATTAGGCAGAAACACCGAAGTAGACAACCTTGCTAGAATGTTTATAAACAGTGAAGTAAGGGGCTACGCTGCTGAAACACGGATCGCAATGGCATCATTATGCTAGATCCCACTTAGGCGACCAAACATTTGATTTGTTAGGAGAAGAACACCAGGCTTCATTAACATCACTTCTAACGGAACACTACCAAAATAATAGAACAACAGCTTTATCTACAAGAACACTAGATGCAGATACCCTGCATCTTCCTTCTGTAAGAAAAATACTACAGGCTCAAGGTTATGATTCAACAGAAATAGAAAGAGTTATAGGCGGGATGCGTGATATAGCTACCTTCCACAACCAAGAATTTGATGCCGGAAGAATTCCTGTTGGGACAGGTAGAAGAATGATTCTTTCTGAAGCTGAAAAAGCTGATACTTTGACAAAAAATCCTATGACAAGATTAGCTGCAGGCATACACAGCAGAGGGGCTGGACAACGTCCTATTATTTCTGTAGGTTCATCAGCCAAGCCCTCTGCTATAGTTTCAGAAACCGCTCAGTCTGCAAAGGTTGCAACTAGAGCAATTGGAGATTCAACTGCCGGAAGGTCATTTCTTTCTGGAGTAGCTAGCTCGGCAAGTGGTGCAAAAGTTCTACAGCTTGCAAGAAGTGGTAGAAAAATGCTTCAAAGCTTTGCCTAAATACTTTTAGGGAATCTCTCTCCAAAGCCATTCTGGATTATTCTTTGTCCACTCTACAGTAGACTGAAGAGAAGACTCTAAAGACATTGGTGGCTTCCAACCTGCTTCTTGCAGTTTACGCCCATCTAATGCGTATCTTGAATCATGGCCTGGTCTTGTTGTATGGAAATCTTCAAACTCAAATTGTAGTTCTTTGCCCCAATACTTTGCCACCAGCTTTGCCATTTCTAGATTATTAATTTCCTTTTCCCCAACTACATTATACTTATCTGGTCTATCAGAATTAGGATATGGAGTTGGCTCTAAATAATCGAGTATATAGAGTAGCGCATCTGCTTGGTTTCGTGCATGTAGGTAGAATCTAGATCCAATATTGTCTTCTGTCCCGTGGATTGTCATTGGGATATTCTTTTCTAAACAATACATAATCTTTGGAATAAACTTTTCCGGATCTTGTCTTTCCCCAATTATATTCATAGTATTTGTTATAATTACCGGAACCCCAAATGTTCTCCAGTAAGACACGCACACAGCTTCCTGCGCTGCCTTAGAAGCTGAATATGGGTTTGATGGCAGAATGGTATCCCATTCTTTATGGGCATAACCCTTTGGAGCCGGCCCGTAAACTTCGTCTGTTGAAACCTGCAAAAATACTGTAGGCTTAAGCTTTCTTGCAAGCTCTAGCATATTAACTATCAAAGCAACATTATTTGTTATAAATGGAGCTGGGTCAGTGATTGATCTATCAACATGTGAATCTGAAGCCATTGAAATAATATAATCAATATCACCAATCTCTTTCACCATTACATCTGAAAATGGCACAGTCAAATCATGGGTGATCAACTTTACGCGGTGCTTTTCTGATTCCCAGCATCCTATAGATGTAATTCTATCAGTTACACCTCTGTGTCTAAAAGAATCGGTTATTACTATTTCCCAATTTGTAAGCTTTAATAAATGTTCTAAAGTGTGGTGGCCAACGAAACCACCAGCACCAGTTAATAATACTTTCTTCATTCTTTCCTTTTTTTAAATTCAAAAAATATGCTCTACAACATACCATTTGAGACTGGAGCGGATAGGGAGGATCGAACTCCCACAAGCAGGTCGGAAACATGCTGGTCTACCATTAACTTATATCCGCAGATTATTAATTTGTGTGAGTTTTTTTGATAAAATCTATAGCAATCTTTGCTACTTTTTTATCCTTGCCTTCTATTAAAAGAGATAAGTCAACAATTGCATCGGTGATTTTGTTAGATATTCTATGCGCAATTTCGTGCTCAATGCCGTCTGATTTTACGGCCTTATATATTTCTCTATATGTTTTTGTGTAGTCCATCAATTTCCTCTTTAGTCGGACGAATCATCTTCGCCTCCACTAGTATACCATCAGTGAACTTCAAATCGTATTCTAACCAGATAGTTTTTTGTTTTTCAACATTGTCTTCTAATAGTATTAAATTGTATACTCTTAGATGCCCGTGATAATACATCTTTACTTTTAATGGCTCAACATCGTTAGAGCTTTCCCATATATTGTTGCCGTTTTTGTATAAAAAACCATTATTATCTATAAAATAATTGTCCATCAGGCACTCTAGGTCTTTGCATTGAAAGCCGTCTGCATAGATAGCTTGTGATACATATGACTTTATCGGATGCTCTATATATAACGCTATCGGTAGTGGAAAATCTATTTCTATCGTGTCAAACATTCCCATGCAATACTATATCACATTTCGGGGAAAAGCCTAGTATCTTCTTTCTTCTTCTTCTTTCCTGTTAAGACTTCGCTTACTGATAGCCACAGAAGTAGCTAACCCAATTGCTGCTACTCCAGTAGCTGGATGTCTCATCTTTTTAAGAACACTGTTGCCAGATGCTGCTTTTACTCCACTTTTTAAGAAATTTTTTACTGCTGATGATGCGCCAGCAGAAGTCGCTGCACTCGCTGCTGAAGTGGTCGCTGCTGATACAACAGCAGTAGCTACGCTAGGTGGAGCTACGCTTAGCGTAGCCGTTGGTAGTGGCCTAAGTGTATTTAGCTTTTTAGTTTCTTCCATAAAACCTATATCTCTACCAAGTGGAGAAAAAGGTCTAGGACCAACAGGTTTTGGCGGTCCAATCATCTTTCCGCGCTAAAGACCCTGGGCCCTTACGAGGGATGACTCTACCTGCCATCTTTGGCATTGCAACTGCACCAATTGAACCCGGAGCTTTAGCCATTTTTTTACCAGACTTTCTTTATTTTAAAATACCTGTTATTTCGCAAGATCTATTAAGTATTTTTCCGTCTGCACTTTCTGGGTCTATACCAGGATAAGGAGATGTATCACCAAGCGATGTGACTTTAATATCTTCAAAAGCTATACCTTTTTCAAGCAAAGAAAACTGCAAAGCCTTTGCTCTCTTGCCGGAAAGATCATTTCTATTAACTGTTTTACCATCACTAGAAGACCTACAAACGACGTTAAGAGCTGAATAATAGGCACGTGTGTATTTAGTCACGTAAATCTCTACGCATGCCATACCTTCTTCGAAGACTGGTATATCTTTATCTTTTTGGTAGAAAACAAGACATGGTGGATCTGCGACTATTGGTTGCGCAATTGTCGTAGAAGGGTCTACTGTAATTTCTACTGGTTCTGACTTTGGCCAAAAAATGTAAGCTAGAATCATAGACAATACTAAACCTACTGAAGTTCTAACTATTATCTTTTTAAAATCAATTTTCATATTTGTTTTCCTTAATCTGTTTGTTTAAAATATAAAAGTTTTTTCTTGCCTTATCTTCTTTTTTCTTTGCTGCCTTAATAAAATGGTCGTAAACATCGGTGTACCAATAGGCTATAGCAGATATAACAAGGCCGATGCTGACAGATGCCAAAGAAAGAATAAATTTATCAGTCATATCTAGACCTTCTTCAGCATACCTCGCTGAGGTAGACAAGACAGTCAATAGACCAAAAAGGAGTACGTTTATACCTAGGGAGTTTTTTGCAGTAGATTTGTTGTATATTTCTATTTCTTTTGGATTTGTAGAATTTTTTCGCTTACTGCTTAAAGTCTTGATAGCATAGGATGCCCCCAATTGGGCGCAGACAAAGGCATAAGAAAACGAGAGTATTATAGCCGATGCCCTTTCGGCTCTTTCAGCCCAAGAATCAGATCCAAACTTGCCGGCGAAAATATCTTTCCATAATAAGAAATCAAAAACAAGTCCAATCACCACTGAAAACCATATTATCTCTGTGCCATATTCTGACATAGAAGAAGATTGCTTGGACAGCTCTTTTTCTGTTTCTTCACTATCCGCTTGTGCATCGAGATAATCTTTATGAGCTTTGTCGTATTCCGATAAGATCTCTTTTTTTTCGATTAACTCTACGGAATTAATTGATTGTATTTGATCTTTTAAAGTCTCGGTATTATTTCTTAAAGCGGCGTTCTGTTGCTCTAAATCAATAATTTTTTTGTCTAGGCCAGCAACTAGCTTATCAAACCTTTTTTTATTACGCCTCGAAAGAACAACTTCTTCCGTAGGCTCATCATTCGGCATCTGAATCATCATCTGAGCTATCATCTGCCTGTTTGCCGACGACGCCATCCGGTATAGCTGCTAATCTGCAGTAACCGCCTGGCTCAATTCTTCTTTTAACAATTTTACAAACGTAGTCTGATTCATGTAGCACGCAGTTTTCGCAGCGTACTCCAATCTCATAATTTTCATTTTCTTCTCTTGGGACATAACCAACCCAAATACCATTTTTGTCTTTATCAGCTAATTTTCCATATTTTTTGGCGATACCCAAAAGAGCGTCAGCAAAGTCTTTTTCTGCTGGGCTTAAAGCCGGAAGCTTATCTTCCATTTCTGATAAAAATTTATACATCTGATACTCCATTTTGATAGTTTTATTTTGTTTATAGTAACGGGTTTACCGCTATTTTGCGTTGGATTATTGTTCTAAGCCATTAATTGGCTTAGAGTGTCCAGCTTCTACCTTAGTAAATTTTATTTGCCCAGCATTAAAGCCACCCATTGAGCTATATGCGGTACATCTGTTGTCCCATATCACTAGATCTTTTTGTTCCCAAGTTAAGCTAAATATATTTAACTTATCCTCAAAAAACGTGTCGCGAAGCTTATATATGTGCTTTTGCCATTTATCGTTATCTTTTCCTAAGGTATTTAACCCGCCGTAAAATATGCTTGGCTTTCCTGTCTCTGGATGTATTCTCCAAGAAGGGTGGCTATCTTGCTGCCCTATATCTTTTCTTTGAAGTGGGAATTTTGCAAGTCCTTCATCAAGCCATCTAAACTTGATTTTAAGGATAAAGCTCATATCTTCTTCGCTGATCATATTATATACATTCTCAAGATTGACCCATTTTGTTTCACTCAACCCAGCTGAGTCACCAACGGAATTCATATAAATGCAGCTAATATTGCTGGGCTCTACATCTGAACAATTGTCCGTTTGCCATCTAACTAAGTAATCATCTTTTGATGGCAGTTTTCCATTTTTTTCTGTAAAATACTCAAAATTATCATCAAAGTTTTTATCGTATATTTTGACATCTTCTTCTTTTGAGAATAAAGAGCCAAGAGACTGCGATACAGATTTATCGCCAAAATCAATGTTTTTGAAAACTAGAACTTTATGATTTAAAAGGTCATTATAATAAGAATCGTATTTTTCTAAAATATCAGAAAAACTTACGTTATTGTATGTCTTGCCAAAACTGTTCATTCTACCAATTCTTTCTGTGCGAAATAATTACTTTAAAACCTATACAGACAAAAAAAGTGGAAAAAATTTTTTAGCCCAAAAGCAAATTTGAGTAAAACTTAAATTTACGAAATAGTTTTAAGACTTATATTATATCACGAGTATTGAATTGAGTTCCATTTTTCTACCTTCCAAAAGGTAGTCGTAGCATAACGGTTGCCTGAAGTCACCTCGTTAACGCCGTGGGCATAGTTACCCCCTGCAGGGAAATAGATCATCATGCCAGCCTTAGGCGTAAAAGACAGATCGTACTGGCTAAAGAAAAGCTCCCCACCAGTATAATCATCGTTGTAATACATCGAGGTACTTAAGTCTCTCCATGATTCACAAATCTTATCCGCATGCTCGTTCAAGTTTTGCCCAGTGGCATACTTAGTCAAGCTAGCTATTTCAGATCTAGCCACGCTGCAATCAAAAGTTTCTTCTAGGATAAGGGCAGCTTTATCCCTATAGGCTTGCATCAGGGTTGCTACTTCACCACTGAAATGAAGTGCCGCAAGAGGGAATTCATGCACGCCGTAGTCGCTGAGCTCAAAGTCGGCATTTTCTATATAGTTTCTTAAAGTAACTATATCTTCAGGAGATATAAAGTTCTCAAGAACATAGATATTTTTAACATCTTCTGGGTCAATTTCTAGGTCTTCTGAGCCCTCATAAATGTATCCACTTTTATTTTTCATCCTTAAATGATAGCACAAGTGTTTTCTTTTTGCACACCTGTTTACTATTAAACATAACTTTAATCAAAATACGGAGGTGCGTTATGGCAGCGAAGAAGCCAAACAAGGTAAATTCTGGAACAGCGACAAAAGAAGCAGAGCGTCTAGGTAAAGCTACTATGTATATAGGCTACAAAACAGCCGGCTTTACCTGTCCAACTTGTAATAGGAACTTGATTAAAGGTATAATATATGAGCACAACTCTGAAATGTATTGCTCAAGAGGCTGCATAGCTAAGTAAAGAATAAAGGTAAGAGAAATGAACGACCCAAAATTAGAAAATGATTTATTTATTCAAATAGACGAGTCAATTGACCCTAAGTCTTTAGAAGAAAGATTGAAAGATCTTTGGAAAAAAGAAGAAGAATTTATGGATTCAATAAAGGAAGAATACAAGTAAATTCTATTATGAATCGCTAGATGCTTTTCTTGATTTCTTATCTACGCTATTAAATACTTCATTAATTTCTCTAGTGGACAATTTTCCATCATCTAAGAATGCCCTTGACAATCCTTCTATAACAACCGCAACACCGGCAATGCCAGCCATTAGCACAGCTTTGACAAGTGGAACCCCAGCTATACTTCCTGCTCCAATGACTCCAAGACCGGAAGCTGCAAATGTAGCAATGATTCTTAAGATGATATTTTTTATTTGTGACATGCCCTTATCCTCTTCCATTAGTCTTCGTCCTTCTTTATCATTACGTATACATAATGCACTACGAATGCAGATAACGTTGCTATTAGTGTGATCCTTCTAGTATCACCAGAAAGTGTTGCGAAAACGATCACACTTCCAGATATAGTAAAAGCCATCGCTGCGGTTTCCCTTGAGAACTTTTTAACAAAGCCCCATGGACTGAATTTTTTGCTCATTGTACCCTCCTGGTATTTGAATATGCTATTTTTTGTAAAGTTACCTTTTTCAGGGCCTTCAGGGCCCTCGATCTCAACTTCTTCTTCCTCTTCTTCTTCTTTTCTTCCAGCTGGCATGCCTTCGCCACCTGGCTTATTATTATTTGGACCACCGCCAGAACCAGAACCACCACCGAGTCCTCCTCCTGTTCCACCCATTGAAGCAGCTGCTGCAGCCAGTGCAGTTGTCGCTGCTATCATTGTCTTACGGGTTCCTACGTCGATACTAGAACCAACAGCAGTGTAATCGTCAAAGCCGTCACCATAGATGTCGACTTCTTGTTCTAGAGCTTCCTTAATGTCTTGCGGTGCGTCGGTAAGTGCTGCAGCCAATTCAGCTTCTTGTTCTGGCGTTACACTTGCTATATCCAACGAAGCAAAAACTTCTGTAGCTTGCTCTGGGGTTATGCTTTCCAAAACTTTAGGGCTTGCAGAAAGTTCAGCTGATTCATCTGCTGATATTTCGTTTTCCAGAATTGAATCAACAGCTGCCGAGACTTGATCTTCGGTAACGGTCTCAGATTCAAAGACATTGACTAATTCAGAAAATTGTTCCTGGGTAAGAGGTTCATCTAAAACAGCGGAGATAATTGCATCAAACTTTTCGTCTGAAATTGGCTCGTCAAATACTGCGTCAAGTGCTGCGCTAAATTGCTCTACAGTCAAAGGCTCAGAGAATACGGCATCAACCGCAGCAGAAAAGCTTTCATCAGACATAGGTCCATCAAACACAGAATCAATCACTGTTACAAACTGCTCATCGTTTAGGTCCTGTGACAGTAAAGAATCTACTACTGCAGTTAATTCTTCAGGTGTATTAGCCTCTGTGATAAGATCACCAACAGCATCTGCGAGTTCCCCGTTTGATAATGGACCGTCAAAAATATCTGCTACAGCAGCGTCTGCAGCATCTTGCACTTCTTCAGGAACTATAATATCTACTGGAGTGTCTTCTGGCTCTGGAGTAGGAACTGGATTTGGGTCTAGATCAGGGACTGAAACTGGAGTTTCATCTATTTCTGGAACAGAAACTGGACTTGGGTCTAAGTCAGGAATTGAAACAGTAGTATTTTCTGGTTCAGGTGTTGAAATTGGAGTTGGATCTAGTTCAGGTATTGAAACAGTAGTGTTTTCTGTTGGGATAGTTTCAATAGGAGGTAGAACAACCGCTGGTGCAGTAGTTGTTGTTGTCGTGCCTGTTGGTACTTGTGGGATTGTCGTTGTAGTAGTTGTTGTAGTAGTATAAGGCTCTGATGTTGTTACATCAGCAACTTCCTGAGGACCGTACAAACAGTTCCCTACTGCTTCGCCCACACATGGGGCGGTGCCTGCTTGAATCTTAAACCTTACAGGGCCATAACCGGTTTGGCCTGAAGTATTAATTGTATAAGTAGTGTTGGCAGCATATGTCCAAACTCCCCAACCACCAGACTCTGTATTGTTATCTAAATCATAAAAAAGAATATTGTACACATACGGCTGTGTGTTACTTGCGTTTGGTGCATCCCAATCTAATGTCACGCTTCCATCATCATTTTCTACAGCTGTTAAGTTTTGAATTGAGTTAAAATAAGGTGCAGTAGTTGTAGTTGTTGTATCTGGCACTGTTGTTGTTGTTGTTGTTGTTGTTGTAGTGGTTGTAGTAGTTGTAGTGGTTGTAGTGGTTGTAGTGGTCGGTGCTGGTTCAGTAGTGGTAGTTGGAGGAAGAGTTGGTGCTGTTTCGTTATTTGGCTCAACTCCGCCAAATGTTTCGCAAGATCCACCCTGAGTACACTTTTGCGTTGATCCTATCTCGTCATCAACCATCAACACTGGAGGTAAACCTTGATCATCTAGGTTGAATGATGTAAAACCAAGTTTGTATGTTCCTGACACAGAGACTTCATAAGTTGATACTTGCCAACCAGTAGCGCCGTAGGAGTTTGTTGAATAATCTCCTGTGCCTGGGTTTGTAAAGCCCAAAAGGGCATATGATTGTTCAAAGTTATTAACTGTAATTACTGGAGTTGATGCAACAGTGACAGGAGTAAGCGATGTTATAGAACCATCATTAAATGGAACATAGTCAGTCGCCATATAGTTCCAAGACATTGTGTAAACTACACCCGCAGTTAATTGAACTTCACGAGTAATCCATGCTGCATCGGTTGGATTACCACCGCCAAATCCAGCAGCAGTAGCCTGCTCTGCAAGCATGGTCTTAATTGCAGAGTTATCTGTTCCAGAAAGACCAAGTGCGGCGGTTGCTTGATTAAATGTTTGCTCACCTTTTGGTTGCAAAGCAACAGCGTATGTTCCGCCATTTGGAGAAAATGTCCAGCTACCTGCAGCAACCGCTGAGGCATAGTATGGGTTCGGGCTGCCATTTGAAAGCGTTGGGCTTCCCATTGCGCCATTTGGACCATGAGTAAATGTCCTTGAGCCATTGAATATGGTTACTCCAGTGCCACCTCCGTTAATTGAACTCCCAAGGGTTCCTGTTTGTGATCCCCTTGACCAACCAGTAAAGGTGTTATCTTCAAATCCCGCATTTGGAATAGAAACAGAGCTGCCAGTAGCATTTGCCTGAAATCCAGCTGAAGTAAAAATTGAAACGGCTATCATAGGCACAAAAACCCATGCAGCCGAACGCGAAAAGGCCTTACTAATTTTTTTAAATATATTCACTGGACCCCTCCAATTATGTACTGTTATAGTAACAACTCATAATAAAAATTAGTCCATAGAAAGGGAAGAACCCCAGTAGAAATTAATCCACTGGGGTTCTGCACCGGCCTCCGTAGCAAGGAGATTATTATATCACATAGCTTAGTCTATATCTATCTCATCATCAAAGTCTTTTATAGTGTCAATAACAATATAAAATAGTGCTACTGGCATTGCAAACATTGATAAAAAGATACTAAAAACTAAAATGTTTTTTAAAATACTCACTGATACCGTATTACTTCATGCGCAAAAGAGCAAATACTTTTGCACCAGCTCTTCCATCAGCCTTAAGACCTTTGGCAGCTTTGAACTTGTTTACAGAATCTTCTGTTACTTTTCCAAAGTCTCCATCTGCTTTGCCTGCATAAACCTTATGCTTTGCAAGAAGCTTTTGAAGCTCTACAACTTCTGGTCCTTTAGATCCAACAGACAAAACCTTGTCGTTGTCTGGATCTGCAGCCTTCTGTTGTTCTACTGGAACAGGAGCTGCTACTGGAGCAGGTGCTGCTACTGGAGCAGGTGCTGCACCGGAGAGTGCAGGAGCTTGCTTATCGCCAATGCAATACTGCCAATGCCAAGCTTCATACTCTGGGTTTGCTTTACCGTCTGGCTTAGTTGGTGCACCCTGTAGGTAGAACCCATAATTAGGTGCATTTTCAGTCATCCATGCGTAAGCCTTTGTTCCACCAATACCAACGATCTTACCTTTTGCATCAACAGCAAGGTCGATAGCCAATCCAAAACCGTGGTTAGAGGTTCCAGGGCTACCCGAAGGTGCCATGCCCTTCTTAAGATACCATTTCTTTCCTTCATAGGTTCTAGTAATCTCTGGCTTACGGTCAGTTGGCTTGTCGCTGTATCTTTCCTTAAACATTGAAAGCTGTTGCTCAACTGGTCGATAGTCACCAATGTTACGAAGCTTATGGCCTGCAGCCAATGCAGCATCATACATTGCATTGAATGCGTCTGCTGCTCCGGTCCACATAACACCGCCACACTTAACCTTCTTCTTCATCTTGTCGGTTAATTTGCCGTTACCAACCTTTTCTACCTCTTTAGGTAGAACCATTTTTGCTACGGGATGGGTCCCTTTGTCTTTGTTTAAAATGCTCATTATTCTCCTTGGTTTGACTCTCTATTATAGTAATAGATTCTTCGCCAGAAAAAACTTAGCCCCCCATTTTACTGGGGGGCCTCGTAGCTCTTTACTGTCGGTTTCCGTGATATTTATTATACCACATCCACCTTCAGCGCATCTGACTTCGTAGAAATATTATACCACCTTATTGGTGGAAAAGGCAACTTGTTTGTCGTTTTAAGAAATGCCTAAGGAAGCTTTTATTTTAACAATATCATTATCCATATGATTATGCAGATAGTTTTCCCATTCTGCGCCATCAATTGAATATCTTTCTGGGGTATTTGTTTCAGAATATGATGCGTCCATATCTGATTTTCCAACAGAGTAATGAAGGTGTTCTATTATTACATTAGGACAGTATGTAATTGCTTCAAGCTTTAGCCCTACTTGCATCCAAAAATCATCAGCATATAGGTGCTTCTTTGGGTGGATAGGAAGAACCATGTTCCCATCAAGTGGTTTGATTATATTAGTGGAGAACATAACAGCGGTGCAAAGTTTTTCTCCCTGCAGGAGATCATCGCCGTAAGAAAATCCATACCCTCTTTTTTCTATTGGTTCTAATAAAATCTGATCCCAGTTTTTTGTTCTAATCCTATGATCATCTCCCATGAAGGCAAAGTACTCGTAGTCGTTGAAGTATTTTTGCGAGATTAGATTCATTGTCTGAGGAGCATACACCCTAGGACCAACCTCATACATTGCTCCATCAATTCTTTCGTAATTGTGCTCATCATCTTCATCTAGACCAAAGACTATGTCACAGTCAAAAGAGTTTTCCATATATGTGCTATAAAGCTCTTTGACTTTATCCGGCCTACCTCTAGTAGGAACAATTAACAACACTTTTTTATTCATTTATTTTATCTCCGCATTTATGTACCAATCATCCCATTCTGATATGGAATCGAATATTCTTATAAAATTTTTCTCTTCTAGAAAATTCTTTATCTTTTCTCTGTTATCAGAATAGTTATGCTCAACCGTAATAATGTTTATGTGTCTAGAGAAATCATATTCTTTTATAATATCAAATTCAGACCCTTCTGTGTCCATTGATAGATAATCAATTATAGCAGGTGCCGAAAAGTTATTTAAAAGATCAGATAAAGATATAGTTTCGACCTCATATGTGAGTCCATTGATCCTACTTACAGAATGTAAATCAGATTCTTTATATGAAGATATTGTAGAGAGCTCTTCATGTTCAGATTCAAAGAAACTAATTACATCTCCGCTTTTACTGTAAACGCATTTGTCAACGATAGTACATTTTCTATTAGCACTTAGTCTATCTTTATAAACTCTAGCTGGTTCGCATAAGATACCTGACCAGCCATAGTCTTTTTCTAGCAGAAAAGTGTTAGATATATTAACGCCATCAGCTGCACCAAATTCAATAAAATATCCATCTCTCTTATTCTTTAGGGCCCATAGGACTAGTGCATCTTGGCCTAGTTGAGAATTAATATTAAATTCTTTTTTAAAACTAATAAAATCATTTATATTCATTTACTTTTTAACAATCTAAACATAAAACCCCGGATGCTTATTCAAAACATATTCCTTTGATTTTTCCATATTACTAAACCAATTTGGATTGCTATTTCTAATAGTGGAACTTTCAAGTGCCTGTTGTTGAGATGCAACCCAGTTAACTGAATTACTTGCATCTGCAAATCTCCAAAACTGAAAAGTAAAACCCTGTTTTGCGCACCTTAATGTGTGCTCTAGGTGTTCCCAGCTATTATAGCACAAAGCTTCATCCATTAAACCAACTTCTTCAATGCATTTCTTAGTGTAGAACGAGTATGATCCACAGCATGCTGTAAAAACGTCTATTCCATCGACTACTAGATCAGACTCACCAATCTCAGTAAGATCGCTAACAGCTAATGGAGAAGTATTCATGGGACTGTGATGGGCATAGTTAAAATGTTGAACATTGCTTTTTATCGAAACATCTATGTAACCAGTCACAGCTTTTTCGTCGATAATTTGCATGTCGTTTTCCATTAAAAATATATAATCACAATTTTTATCTATAATTTTTTTTAGACAATTATTTTTTGTTACTGCAACGCTTTTATTTGTTTCGTTGATTATGTATTCGTATTCAAAATTAAAATTAAATTCATTAAGTATCTGATGTATTTCATCTCTATGTATTTCAGATGCATCGTCGCATACTACCAAATAGTCAACAACACCACTTAGCTTATCTGCAACACTAGCTAAGGCTGTTCTTAAATATTCAGGACGTTCATGAGTGGGTATACCAACCCCAACTTTTTTATTTAAATACATTTATAGTTCCCCGTCTATTCTTTCGCGTATCCAATTATATGTTTTTTTAATTCCTTCAGATAAAGGAAGAGAATAATTCCAGTTTAACTTTTCTTTAATTAAATTGTTGTTTGAATTTCTTCCTCTTACTCCAGTTGGACCAGGGATGTGTGATTTGACCAAGTGCTTTCCTTCTATAGAGGAAGCTAGGTCTACCAGTTGGTTAATGCTAACCATTTCTTCTGAACCAATATTGACTGGTCCAATAAAATCAGAATCCATGAGTCTACGAGTAGCCTCAATGCATTCGTCTATATAAAGAAACGATCTTGTCTGTTCTCCATCCCCCCATATTTCTATAGAGTCTTGGTCTGACGCCACTGCAACTTTTCTACAAATGGCTGCGGGTGCTTTCTCTTTGCCACCTTTCCAAGTCCCTTCAGGGCCAAATATATTATGGTATCTAGCAACTCTCACTTTTATTCCATAGTTTCTGTGGAAAGAAAAATAAAGTCTTTCACTAAAAAGTTTTTCCCATCCATACTCACTGTCTGGATTTGCGGGATATGCAGAAGACTCTTCGCAATTTGGATTATTTGGGTCCATTTGGTTATGCTCTGGGTAAATACATGCGGAGCTACTGTAGAAGATTTTAGTGTTTATAGAATTGTTTTTAATTGAATTTAATACATTTAGATTAATTGTTGCTGAGTTATGCATAACATCTGCATCGTGATCGCCAGTAAATATATACCCAGCACCGCCCATGTCTGCGGCAAATTGATATATTTCATCAAATCCAATTAAGATTTCATCAACAAACTGTGAGTCTCTTAGATCTCCAATTAAAAATTCATCTGCAGATGATTTAGAGAAATCAGGCAGCTTTAAGTCTACAGCTCTTACCCAATATCCTTCTTGTTTTAATCTTCTTACCATGTGGCTTCCGATAAAGCCACCACCACCTAAGACTAATGCTCTCTTCATTTAACTCTCCTTTATAGGGTTATTGGATCGATGATCCATCATAATTAACCCCTCGCGCATGCCAAACCTTTAGTCTAGATTCTTCATCCATCCATCCAGTGCCATAGTCCCAACCGTAGTGGTACTCATGTGCCCACATGCACTTGAGGGCTTCAAGCTCATTAAAGTAGAAGCCACCCCACTTCTTATTGAACCAATCCCATGATTGGGCTCCAAGTTCAGACCAGGTTTTTTCGTTGCCCTCTCCACTAGCATGGCCTACATGGTTAACGTAACCACTTTGAGAAATAAACAGTGGTAGCCCCATAGCCTTGATCCTTATGCTGGTGTCAAAGTCGTCTGCACCCAAAGGCATAGCGTTGTCTAGAGGCCCCATAAGCTTGAAGGACTCTGCTCTCATTAGTATACACGCTCCTTGCAAGCTAGAGGCTCTAGTGGGTGGCCTATTCTTTATCGCTGCGTAGAAGTCTTCACGCGAACTAAAACTAGAGTCTTCAGGGTGGTGGATAATATGATCTTGCATTCCTCCTAGTGCGCTGCCAGTTGGCCCCACTGCACCTGCGTTAGTCTCTATTAGATCCTTGACCATTCTTTCTAGGGACTCATTTGGATAGCTAATATCATTATTGGAATAATGTATTATCTTCTCTTGATCATAGTATCTGTTAAACGCTGCGTTGATCGCAGGAGTCCAGTACATATTCTGGTCAGATGCATGAACTGTTATCAAATCACCAAACATATTGTTTAGTTGTTCCACTGTTCCATCTTTTGAATTGTTATCCCAGACGACAATCTTAGTTTTGATAGTCTGATTCAACAGACTTTCTACGGTCATGTATGTGTTCTTGAAATCATTGTATGAAATGATTATAGAAAGTATGCTCTTCTGGTCCATTTTATCCTCTTAGTTAAATACCTTGGTGGTTATTACATTGCCTTTTCGTTCTTCCATCGGAGGCATTTCTCTTATGACAAGAACTCTTTGTATCCATCTGTCCGTACCATCGTACCTAGGTTGAAACTCCCTACGTCCGTGGATAGTGCTATTGTTATCTATAACCAATAGATCACCAGATTGTAACACGATGTCAATTGTACATTGTTTTATGGCTGAACGCAAACTAACTAACGCGTTATTTGCTTCTTCATTTATTCCGCGCACAAAGTAACTATCGTAAGTGAAGGTAAGCTTGCCGTCTTTTTCCCCAACAATACTTATTGGTATCTGCTGGTCTTCTTCCCCGTTTGATCTAAAACTTATGTCTACACTGGTAGTAAAGATTTTCTTTTTTAAAACTTTTCTAGTATCTGGATCTAATATTTTTAGCACATCGGACAAATTAGCATACGTTGTTACAGCATTGGGGTCACCTCTAAGACAAAACAGCATAACGTAATCTGGCTTGTAGGGGTGAAATGCAGTTTCTGTATGCATCTCCAGCTCTACTTTAGATGAAGTAGATATTTGCTGGTGCTCCGTTTTATGAACTGGAACTATATTCTGTATAGTCAAGCCGTTTTGCTCTTGTATGTAACCAACAGGAAAACCAAATCGGTAGGCGTACTTATACACTATGTCTTTTACCTGTTGAAGCGCATAGTCAGGGTACGGAGTTGCCGGAGTCTTTGGTATGTCACCAAATTCAAGGTCTTTAAATATTATTACGCCCATGTTAAATGTCAACCATCAAAGTTTTCATAATCAAAAGATTTAATCTATGAAGATCATGTGGGGACATACTAAAAACAAAATCATGTCCTTCAACAGTTTGTATACTGATGCAGTGCACATCGACAATTTCTCCGCTTGATGCAAGGGAGTTAGTAAGAGCCGAGACTGTAACATTTTTGATTAATGGCATAAAGCCATCGAACATAGAGTAACCGTTTTCCATGCACCTATTATACTACAAGATAAAGTAGTAGGCTGTATTATTTAGATAATAGTATACCTATGGTCACAGCGTGTAGCGAAAAATATACTAAGTTTAAAATTAAAGCTTTAAAAGAATTTTTATTGATGTGCCAATGCATTTTGTGGTGGCCGTGGTCAGGATTAACGCCATCACCATTGCTGCAAGGTTGGTCGTTATGTACGTGATGTTCTTTATTAGTGCAGTTCATTAGCTCTTCTTGTTACTCGCTTTTGTATCATTAAGTTGTCCGGTTAAATGATCATGGATATGAGTGTCTAATTTATCCTCTATGCTTGCAACGTCTTCGTCAATATTGTTTATACTCACAAGAAGGTTATCAAGTTTATCTTTAACAAAACCATGATCTTTGACGTTTTCTCGACGCCCTTTTTCTACCATAATTGTTAGAAGCCCAAAAGCTCCAGTAACGATTGCAGCTATAACAAGTTCCATTAGTTACCACCCTATGCTTTTGGTTATTTTAGCGTTAAGGTACATAGTAACACTATAAAACAATAACCTAGAAGAATAATATTACTTTTTTGTATTATTCTTTTTTGGTGCTGGCTTTTTTGCTACTGGCTTCTTAGCTGCTGGCTTCTTAGTCTTTTTTACTTTGTCGACTTCGTTATTTACTTGCTTCTTTACTTCTTCAACAGAATTGTCTACAGCAATTGCTACCTTTTCTGCTTCTTCAACAACCTCTTTGACGACTACGTTAACCGAAGACTTGATGCTTTCGCTAGGAATAGAATCAATCAACTTCTTAACATCTTTGCCGGCCATAAGCGCCTTAAGTCTAAGAACTAATTTTTTGAACATGTTTTTACCTTTTCTTTAAAGTTTAAGTGGATTATCAGTATATACTATAGTAGCCAAATAAGTCAAATTGCTTACTTGTTTTGTTGCGATTCCTTGATTAAAGAATATCTTTCGCTAGTTTCCTTTGAAACCAAGGAGAAAGCATAGGCAGCAGCTTCCTGGACTGCCAGTCTAAGGCCTTCCTTGTCCTCTAGGGATACACCATTTAGGGGCAAAGTTACCCCAGCATAGATATCAATATTTTCAAAGTTACCTATATTGACTTTTCTATTGACCCCACATATAAATATTGGGTTGGACGATATAGATATCTCAGCAGCGTTTATCGATACGATGTTGTCTATCGGTGAGTCTGAAGACTGTTCTTGTGCGGTCTTTGTTATTTTAGGCATTGCTTTTCTCCTGTAACCCTAGTAATTTTAATGTTGCTTCTGTTTGTTCTTCTATGTCCATGTTGTCTGTTTCTATGACAAAAGACGCTATGTCTTTTACCTTGTCTAAAAACAGCTCACTTGAATGTGAACTTTGTTCCGTAGTAGATAGTCTACCATCTCTTTTGAGTAAACGGTTGTTCAATGTTTCTTCTGTTGCAGAATAATATATTACAATACCGTTAGGCATCTTGAGAATTGATTTTGCTTCGTTTTCGTATCTAACATCTGATATTATAACACAGAAAGGATTTTCTTCTGCGTCTTCATCTAGTGAAGATACGTATTTTCTATAAAGATTCATTGTCTTATGTATTGCCCAGTGGCAGAAGCAGTCTTCGTAACCATCTCTACAAATATCTCCAGCTTTTTGCAAGAAAGATCTTGGCTTAACGCCTTCTGGTTCTATATTTAGTTCGTATATTTGGTTGACTTTTTCTATTAATAAATCGTAATCCGGTATGATGCCAATAGAAGATCTTCCGTATATCTCATAGAGAGTATCGTGAAGCGCGTACTTCTTTCTTGAGTCAGCATTTAAACCTTGTATGTTTTTCTTGGAGGAAGCCATCTCGTATAATGGAAGGGCGTAAAATATATGGTCCCACTTCATACCGTACCTAAGGACTTCAAAGCCAGCTTTAGGAACTATCGATTCTGCTACAGAGGTCTTGCCGCTACCAGCTCTACCAGCTAAACCTATAACAATAGGTTGTTGTTTTTTAAATGTTGTTTTTTCCATGTGGTATATTATATCACGCTTTCTGGTAAGATGACATTCTTTTTTCAAGTTGATCTAAAAATTGGTTGCATAGTTGGTCAGGTTCCCAGACTATATTTCTGCTAACTTGAACAACCCTAAAATTAAACTCTTGCTTAACATCTTCTATAGTCATCAGTAAAGGGAGCAGCGCCTTATTCTTGCATTTCCATTTTCCATTTATGTGGTTTGCCACTACAGCAGAATCAGTATATATGATTGGGTCTAGAAACCCAGACATACTACAAACAAGTAAACCGGCAATTACGGCCTCGTATTCTGCCTCATTATTACTTCTAGACCCAAGCCCCCTTGCAAACTGAGCCACTTTTTTTCTATTCTTATATACGACAGTAGCGCAAGACGCTTCTCCTATCTTTTTTTGTCCTTGCCCCCTTGAAGCTCCATCACAAAAAACCTCTATATGCATGTGCCTACTGCAACTCTACGTAACATTCTATGTTTCTTTCTTTTGCTACTTCAACAAGCTTCTTCTCCTGTTTTGTAGTAGTTATTATCATCGTTGCAAATAATAAATAATTCTTTGACTTATACCTTACCTGTGTTGGGTAGTCTAAAGACTTTCTTGTTTCGGAATAAAATTCTTCCGGTGTTTCTACGCACTTATAGTGGGCTATGTACTTGACTGCCATTACCATTGGGTATACTCACTTTCGGAATGCATTCCTTTGTCTTCTCTTGCTGAAGCTATTTGCATTGATTGAACCTTGTCCATTAATTTTCTAGCCGACTCAGAAGCTATTCTAGAAGAAGTCTCCATCGACTCTGCTAAGTTGACTATAGCTTCTGCAGTCACCATAGCCTCGTATTCGCCTTCTGCTGCAGTCAGCGCTGATGCTTCTCTTTCGGCTTCGTTCTTGCCGTTTCTATTCTTCTTGTAGATTCTTTTATACCTACCTTCTACTATCTTATAATGGGCTCTAGCCATACCAGCAAATCTAGCTGCTCTACCAAAGGCGTTGGAAGTTTTAGCTACAAGATTAGCTAGGTCATGGATACCTAAATCTACATTATCCATATCTGGTATTTCAATAAAATACTTTTTATAGTTTTCACCCGCAGCGTAAGCATTTAGCACCTCTGTTATCTGAGGGCTTAAAAAATCGCTAAGTAAGCGGTGTAGCGTTTGTAGATTTTGATCTTCCAATTTTTTATTCCTTTACGAATTTGAAAAGATCCTCTAGATTTGAGGATGCTATTATTGATTTAATTTTATCTCTTATATCTTTTAAGTGTTCTCTAACTGTGTTAGGATGCTCTGTTATTCTTTCTGCTATCTCCGAAGATTTCTTTCCATCAACAAACCTCCATTTTAGCAGCTGTCTCTCTTGAATGGATAGCTGGTTGAAAGGTTCTGCCGCAGTAGTCCCAAGAACCCACATCTCATCTATTGATTCAACACATAACAGCTTTGCTAGATCGTACTCTACTGGTGGAGCCTTGAACCCTACTTGTTGTTCGCCGTCTTCTGGTTCGTAATCATCATCTGTTATAAGCGGAAATGTTTTTCTTCCTAGTTGATCTATTAAGAATGTGTCAACATTTTTCTTCAATAAGTAGAAGAAATAACTATAAAGGAATGCGCTAAATGGTATAGGCCCTTTCTCGGAGTCTTTCCTTTGATACCTGCCTATGCACTGAAAGAACGTCATGTCGACAGTCTGCCTGATGTCTTCTTCGTCCCCGTACCTTTTTGCCATGTAGGTTATTCCCCTCATCGCTTCATTAACTATCTTCAAAGCAGAAGGGTTCATCTTGTTCCTTACCAAGGCTAGCCTTGCGTAATTGTCTTTTATAAAAAGAGCTATGAACCTTCTTATGTCATAATCTGCTAGGTTGTACTTTCCGGTAGTACAGCATTGTAGAATACTTTGTCAAAAAGTTATTGAAAACTTTTATCAATTCATTTTGAGCGGACATGTTTCCATCTTTTGCTTTTTGAATCAAGTCCTGCATTTCGTTTTCTTCTAAGGTGTAATACTGTTCCTTATATGCCGCCATTTTATTTGCCTTCCCATTTGTATATTAATTCAAAGTAATAATCCCTGATATCTTCATAGAAAATTACATTAGGTACTTCTAGGTCTTCGACAAACTTTTTGGCTTCATTTGAATACCTGCTTATGATCATCGTGAACTTACTAAACTCTTCTGGATAATACCTTTTAAATCTTTTAATTTTTATTTTACTTTTTTCATCTAGATAACCTTTTATCTCAATCCATTCTTGAGTTTTATTAAAATAAAAATCAGGAGTATAAGATTTAGTTCCCCTTTTAATCGGGTATGTAAAAACTTTTGGTTCAAATTCAAAATCTATTTTATATATGAGAGCAAGCCTTGCAAAGTTTGCTTCCCAATTAGACCTTACGTTTATTCCTATGTCTTCTCTGTATCCAGTTTTTGTGTACCTGTACAAGTTGCCTTTGCCGCCTTTGGGTGATACACTATCCTCTTGCGGTATATTTTTATTTAAATATTTCTTAGCAGCGGCTTTAAAATTCGGATGTTTTGATTGAAAAGATTTTTCCAAAAAAAACTCGTCTGGCTTGACAACTGTGATGCTCATGAGATATCCTTACTGCTTGTTAGTTATACCTATTATATAATACTTTTAAATAAAATACAAGTTAACCACTCAGAATAGGAAAATAAGATGACAACATTAAACTTACTAGTTAATAATTTTGTAGCTGATATGCAGAGCTCGGCAGTTAAGACTCTCGAACTGCTTGGTTACAGCACAGATGATGCAATCAAGGTAGTTATCGAAAGCGACAATGGCGTTGACCTTGTAGCTGATTCAGTTAACAACGCAACTTACAGTATCTAATTTAAATTAATTAGACAACTTAGCCCAGGGCCTTTCGGCTCTGGGCTTTTTTGTTGCGCATAACTCCGGTTGCACAAGCACCGGACTTTGCATGGTCGCAGAAAGAACAGACTCTTTCATTGGACGTAGTAGGGAAGCTGATGTCATTCCTAATCTTATTACCCTGTTCGATCAAGTTATCGTAGGCAGATTGGATGTCCTCGTCAGTAAACAAATGGCCCTTGCGCTTACCTGATCTTAGGTAATAAAGCTCCGCATAGATCTGCTTGTCAGGATAGGCTAGCTTGGCTGCCAGAGCGTATATACCGAGCTGTAGGTTGTCTTTAATGGATTTTTGCGATACTTCCCACTTACCGGTTTTATAATCTATAATCTCGATTCTGTCGTCGTATTCATCGACTCTATCTATGAAACCATTAACATTAAATGGACCTACAATAAAGTTAAAACCCATTTCTTTATGTTTAATATGTAGGGTCTCACCGGAATGTCTATCGTAGAATTCGTTTAATATCTCTTTGCCAACTGATATAAGCTCAGAGTTAATAATAGAATTAGGATCCCACTCAGACTTCTTTTGTTCATAAGAATTAAAAAGACTCTCTATGTCTAGGTCTTTTTCGTTGGAAAGATTATCCTCTAACACGGAGTGAACTATATTGCCTAGTACGGCTGCCTCTCCAAATAGTCTAGGTTCTTTTTGTATGTAGCCATAAAAGTATTTTGCTGGGCACATTTTGTAAGTGTCAATCCTAGAATACGACAAGTCCATCAAGGACATTCTTTCCAAGTCAGAAAGATCTGCTACCGATTTAATGTTTATCATTTATTCCTTTAGATTGTCAGGGGAGAATATTAAAGTTCCATGTTCATCGAATTCTCTTCCGAGGTCATCGATATAATGATTGTTGTAAATGTTTCTATAAGACCCGTTTGGCATTGGGACCCAGCCAGTATCGCCCAGCTCCATTTCGTCATAGTTTTCTTTCTTCATCTATTGTTCCTCTTCTTCATCTACAGAGTTAGTTTGGATAACACAATTCATTATAGACTCCATATTAAACCAATAGTTAAGCACTCCGTATAAGTGCTCGAGTTCTTCTTTTGTTGCGTTAAAACCTGCTGCACCAGATTGAATAAAAAACAAAGGCTTTTCTTCGTCTATTGATTCGTACTCTACAAGGACAACGTTGCCCATGTGCATTCTGCCTACTTCTGCTCTTAACATAAATTAGTCTCCAACTATTGTTATAGGGTTCCAGTTTGGATCGCCCATTTTATTTCTCATGTCATTAACGTAAGAGTCCCAATCTCTTTCGTCTTCTGATTTCTTCTCTATCTTCACGGTGCCTGCATACGGGTTTGATTTAAATCTAGTTATGACTATTCGACCCTGCTGGGTTTTCCATCTTAGTATCCCGTTTCTGCAATCACAATAGTCATCCTGACATGGCTCTATCATCCCTTGCGGATCATATCTTCCACTGCATCCGTTACACTTTGTGTAACGTTCTTTGTTCTCGCATCTGCCACAAGAATGACAATACTTCCAACAATCTTTTTCTGTTGGATTTTGAAAACTGCCTATCGCTGCCATAACTCTCCTATTTATAGTATGATTGTGTCAAGTAAGGCTTCTGCTTTTCTGTTTGTTGTTTTGTTAAAACGATAAACAAAAGTCCCTAAATTATTGTTTACCTTAAGATAAACCTGTTTATTACCATTGTGCGCATTTATTATATCACAAATCTGTTGTATCTTTTCTGAGTTTAAAGTATCTATTTCCAAATAGATAGCCTTACCGCTAAACAATGTAGCATGGTCTATCTTTTCTATGTTAGAAAGGAAAACTCTATAGCTTGAATTCTCATCATCGGTTTCTCTATTCAGAGTTCCAGATATGTAAACTATTTCACCTGCTTTAAAAAAATCATCTGAATAGTTTTTAGCGTCCTTAGGAAAGACTATTATTTCTAACTCACCAGTTGGATCCTCAATGTTAAACTTAAACATTCTTGCACCTTTTTTGGTTATTATTTTTTTAGATGCAGTGATGATTCCTCCGACCTTAAGGTAGCTATTAGTCGCACACTCTGGTATCTGGATAAGCTCAACATCAATGTTTGGTTTCATCTTGTCCCAAGTCCCCTCTAGGGGGTGCTTTGTAACGTAGATACCTAGCTCTTCTTTTTCTTTTTCTAAAATAGAAAGTTCAACTGATCTATTTAAGTCTTCATCTTCCATTTCTGGTATCAATTCGTCTAGTGCCCCAGCGTAAGACAGGTGCTCTAAAGTAGATTTTTTTAGCACGGTTGGATCACATCTTCTAAAAAAGTCATACATACTAGAGTATGGTTTTTCGGTATCTCTTTTTAGTATTATGGACTCTGCTATCGAAGCACCGATGCCGCTTACTGAACCCAAACCAAACAAGATGTTATTATCATCTTCAACTTCAAAGTCTATGCCAGATTTGTTGATCGATGGAGGAAGAACATTTATATTCAACTTCCTACAATCGTTTAGATACAAGAATAGTTTTTCTTTATTGCCAGCCACTGAAGTTATTAAAGCTGCCATGTACTCAGCAGTGTAATGAGTTTTTAAGTATGCGGTCACATAAGATATCATTGCGTAACTTGCTGCGTGAGCTCTGTTGAAACCGTATCCACCGAAGAACTCAATGTCAGAAAATATTTTATCTGCAATTGACTTTGTCAAACCTGAGTTCTCAATGCAGCCTGTAACAAAACTTTTTCTTATTTTTGCTATCTTGTCCATCTGCTTCTTACCGATTACTTTTCTTAAGTCATCGGCTTCGCTAGCAGAAAAGCCAGCAAGGCTTCGCGCTACTGCTAAGACATCTTCCTGATAAAGCATGATGCCTAAAGAGGAACCTAATGCATCCTCCATCTTTTCATGTACATAAGATATCTTTGCCTTACCATTTTTTCTATCTATGTAAAGCTTATCCATACCGGATCCCATTGGGCCTGGTCTATAAAGTGATATCAAAGCCATAATGTCTTGGATTGATCTTGGCTGCATTTGTATCATCAGCTCGCGCATACCTGCAGACTCTAACTGAAAAACACCCATAGCGTTACCTTTGCACAGTTCCTTATAGGTATTCTCATCGTCTAAAGGTAGGTCATCAAGTATTATCTTTTGACCTGTTCTTTTCTCTACAGTTTTTATGCACTGATCTATAACGCCAAGGTTTCTTAAACCAAGAAAGTCTATTTTTAATAGCCCACATTGTTCTACTCTGCCCATGTCCCACTGCGTAACTAATGGGTTGTCAGCTCCCTTTTTCATAACTGGAAGATACTCTATTAATGGCTCTTTGGATATAACAATACCTGCAGCGTGGATGCCAGTCTGTCGGACCACGCCCTCTAAACCAAATGCCGTGTCTATAATCAGCTTGCTATTTTCTTCTGTGCTATAAGCTGCGCTAAATTCGGTAACCTGCATACAGTCGTTCAAGTTTTTTGAAACACCCAACACCGGCGGAGGTACTAGCTTTGCTATTCTGTCTCCGCTTGCATAGTCAAGACCAAGAGCTCTAGCTGCATCTCTAATGGATTGCTTTGCACCTGTTCTATTGAATGTGCAAATATGGGCTACTTTATCTTCACCATATTTTTGTCTTGCATACTCGATAACTTTGTCTCTGTGTCTAT